CGCCCTTGTGGTTCCCGAAAGTGATTACTCTGGCCATCTTTACCCCCTGTACTCTTCTCGTATACTATATGCTTGATGCGCGCAAACCTCCCGCGCATCCGGCGCGATGCACCGCGCCGTTTTTATTCCTGTAAACCACTTTGCAAAACACTGCTGTCCACATCCGGCAGGCCGTGCTCCAGCCCCTCGGCATATCTCTCCCGGTAGGCCGCCGACAGTCTCCGCAGTCCTGCGACCCGTATCCGGTTTGCGAACGTCCCGTCCATGTAAAGCTGCTCGATCTCGCGCTCGACCTCGTCGATCCATCCCGGCAGCAGCCGGTGTTTCCACTCGTTCGGGGGCGAACTCTCGTACTCCTCCCGCTGGGCGTGATGCTGTGGCAGCATCGAGTACCGTGACCCGGCCAGCGCCGCGATCTGCCGACGCTGCGCCGCCGCAAATGCGCCCCGGTAAACGATGACCGACCGGCTCGCCGGCGGAATCGGCTCGATACCCAGCAGGCCGAACACCGCGTCCTCGTCAGGCGTCGCCATCCGCTCGTCGCCGCGCCACCAGTACCCGCCGCGCGCGCTCAGGCTGCTTCCCTGCGCCTTAAGCTGCTTCATGACGTACTCGTTCGCGTCCCCCGGCCCCGTCCGGAGCCACAGGATATACCCCCAGTTGTCCGCGTCTGCCGCGAACAGCTCGATGCGCACACCGTCATACACCAGCCCGCGGTACTTCGATCCCCAGCGGTGCTGGCCGTTCGCGCCATACTTCGCCTTGTCGATAACTCCCGCCTCGACCAGCATGTCGAGATGCTCCAGCCAGCCTTCGCGCGGGATCAGCACGATCTCGACATCTTTGACGTCCGTCGAGCCGCGCCGCACGCTGCCGGCCATCTCTGCCCGCTCGCAGTAATCCCAGATCATGTCGATCAGCGCCTGCGCCGCGGCCCGCGCCATCGTGATGTGCGTCATGACTGCATCCCCTCGACACACACGAACTCGATCACCACGACCAGCGGGTTATCTGCCCAGCGCTCTCCCGGCTTTTTACCGTGGATCGTTTCCCAGAGCGCTTGGAACTCCTCGATACTCGCGACGCCTTCAGCCCGCGCGTCAGCCTCAGTGATGTTCTGCAGACGCTCGATGCTCATTCCAGTAATCCGGATGCGCCCGACAGCAGGTTTACCGCGCCCCGGCTGCACCGCGTACTCGCACCATGCACCCCATTTCAGACGCCCCTTGCTGTACAGCTCATGCAGGAACTTGACGTTCGCCCCGGCTCCAACGATCTTGCCGCCCATGTGATCGGTGTCTTGGTTGTAGACCCGCCGAGTCTGTGTTTTACGGCCCGACAGCACCAACCCGTGCGTCTGCTGGAAGATCATGACTGAACCTCGTACTCGAGCTTCAGTTCGAGCGCAGGCTGCCCGGCCATCCGCCGCGCGCTGTTCACGACGTCGCTCAGCAGCCGGTGAACGTTCCGGTACAGGCGGTGCTGCAGCATCTCGCAGGCGTACTTGCTGTGCACAGCAATCCGGTAGGTGCTCTCGTCGCTCTCGACGAATCGCGCGTCGCGCAGCAGCGAGTCAAACGTCCCCTGATCGAGCTGGAGCTTGAGCTGGTGGTACGTCACATCCCAGTAGTACGCCGGCGTGTCCTTTTCGGGCATCCGCCATTCATCCACACTTCCTCGCGGCGCTTTCGCCACCGCGCGGATCTGTTCGATGAAGTCGACCACGTCGTCGACGCACTGCGTCTGTGCCAGCGCTGTCGGTTGCGCCGCAGGCGCGCTGTGGGAATTGATGCGCACCGGCGCTGGCTCGTTGCGCAGCGTCGTCAGCATGTACTTCCAGCTGCGCACTTCCGCGCGTCCGAAGCAGCGCTCCTCTAGGAGAGCCATGGCCTTGTCGACGCCGAGTCGAGCCACCTCTTTGAGCAGCGGGGCCTTGAAGTGGTCAAAATCAGCATAACCATTGATCCGGCTCCGGATAGCAAGGGGCAGGTCAATCTCTCTCTCCTCGCGCGCTCGCGCGTGAGATTCTCCTGTGGGTGATTCCTGTGGCGATTCTTGTGTAAAGACTCTTGTGAATCTCTCGGCAGCCTTGCCGACTGCACGCTTCGCGGTTGCCGATCCCACTCGGCATAATTGCCGAATGGCCTCGGAAAACTGCGCCAGCCCCTTCAACACCGCGTTCAGCCCGCCGCGGATCTGCTGCAGCGCTGCGTGAATGCTGCGCGTGTTGAACAGGTACTGCGGCGTGCGGTCGAGCTTGTTGTAGGGATTCAGCCGAACTTTGATGAAGCCGGCAGCAGTTAGATCGCGCAGCGCCGCCCGGATCGTCTTGACGCCGAACAGCCCGGCCAGCTCGTCGGCTAGCTGCTGCTGGCTCATGTAGATCCACAAGCGCGCATCGATCCGTGCCCGGCGGCGGTGCTGGGCCTGAGTCCGGCGCGCCAGTTGATCGAGATACTCACGCATCTTCCAGCGCGTCCAGTGCTCAAAAAAGTTGAGCAGCGCTGCCGATGCCTGCGGGTACGTCATGCCCCCGCACAGCTCCAGATAGTGGTCGCGCAGAACGACCAGCACCCGGCTGTTAGGAGCGTCTATCAGCGGTTGTATGGTTTGGTGGACAGAGTCTGACGAAGGCATTTTTGCAAACCCTTTTACAATTCACCCGAGTTGTGCTAAACTGGGCGTAACTTGGATGTTACGCGATTGCGCCGCTGGCAACGGCCCGATCACCGGAGACTCGCTTGGCACGCGGGTCTTTTTATTTTCCGCGGCGGGAACAGCGCCCCGCCCCTTTAATGTAAACGCGTTTACATTTGGCCTATTTAGCAGTACGACCGCAGCAGGAAGCCCTGCGCGGTCGCGTCATTACATAGTACACTCAATCTCCGTAACAGGCAACTTGATCACTATCGGCATCCAGATCTGGGCAGTCCCGCGCGATCCGCGCCGCGCCCCAGCCGAGGGCGACAGCCGTCGCGCACGTCTGCGGGCAGTCCACGCCGGCGCGCCGGGTCGCGTCTGCCGTCGGTGTCGCCCGCGCCGCCTCGGCCCGGCGGGTGCGGACGAGTGACATCAGCACGGTAACGTCCCAGCGCCGGCGATCTTCATCATAGCGGTACTCCGCCACCAGCTCGCCATCATCCATCAAAAAGCTGATTTCGAGCGGCTCCAGACCCCCGAGGTTTGCCTCGATCGTCTCCTGCACCACGTCCGCCGTGTCCGTGCTCATCGTCCCCGGGATCACGTACAGCTCCAGATACACGATCCCGCCCAGCGTCGAGACCAGATTGACGCTCTCGACCCCCTCCAGCTTCGAAACCTCGCCGGCGAGCGCCTCGTTGACGCTGCTGTACACACGCGCCTCCTCTGTATTGATCGCGGCAGGGGCTGGCGTCCGCGTCGCCGTCCTGACAGCCACTGTCGGCGCGGCCTGCGTCTGCACCTGTGGATCTGGTCGCAGGCTCTCAACCCACACCAGCAGCGCCGCCGTCCCCGCGAGCGCCAACGTCGCGCCCTTGTACCTCTTGCCCATATTGCTTGCCTCCGTGCGTAAACTCAACGTAATTAACGTTTAGAGTACGCATCCATGGTCGCTAAGCCGCCCTTAGTCAGTGAGTTCGAGCAACTCGCCGGGCTTCACCCCAAAGTACTCGCACAAGGTGATCAGCGTCGGCACATCAATGCGATCCACCTGTCCTCTGGCCCACTTCGTGAGCGTGTTGTGCGCCAGATTAGTGTCAGCAGAGACCTGCTGCAGCGTGATGCGCGTCTCCCCCTCTTGTTCAGCCTTGGCTTCGAGAAGCTCCCGAAACCGGATTCTGAGCGTGGCCATGGGTGCGATGTTCCTTCTGCTGTCGATATGCATGCTCATAATTTACACCTCACTTGTCAACTTCGCAAAAAGAAACGTTCGCACGTACTTGACATTTTCAGCAAACGGGTTTAGACTTCGCTTGTACGTTAGTAACAGTGTACGTGCGTTCGTTTATTTAGTCAACAGGAGCTTTCGATGCACATCCCCCACTTTGACGACGACGACACCCTCCCGATCGAACCGCCCCCCGACGAGTCCAGCGCGATCGTCTACGTCTACGAGACGATCGTCAGCGATCGCGAAGGCGGCATCCTCGCCGACGTTTCCGGCGTTGCGGAGCCCTACCGCAGCGAGATCCTGAACGACTTCGTGATTGACCTCCAGCAGTCCGGTTTCGCGGTGATCGACCGCCGCCCGCGCGAGGTGCGCTAATGCCTCCGTGGTCGATCTGCGAGCGCTGTGGCACCACCGACACCATGTCGCGCGTCGACAAGACCTACGAACTCGAGCGCGACGACCGCGGCTTCTGGTATCTCGTGCATGTCTCGGTCTACAAGTGCCAGATCGCGGGCTGTGACCACACGCACACCCGCCGCGATCCGTGGTTGTTGGCCCCCAAGGAGAGTCGCCTGTACGAGCAGCGCTGGCGCGAGCAGCAGGCGGAGCCCGCTCATGCTCCGGGTTGAGATCACCGACGATCTGCCCGTCTATCACTACATCAAAGACGGGCAGCCCTGCACCGCCGTTGCGCGCAGCGAGTACAGCGCTGCGGCCACCATCAACTTTTTACGTTGGCGCGGGCACGACGTCCGCATTGAAAGAAGCGAGGATTTTATGCCAAATCGTAAAGACACCGAGAGTATGGCCGAGCGGCACGCCGACCGCCTGCGCGAGCTGGATGCCACCGGCACGATTAACGCCGGCGGCTTCACCAACAAGCTCGTCAACAAAATGATCGAGCTGGGCTACATCCAGCGCGACGAGCTCGACCAGTCGCTCCACATCACCCCGGCTGGGCGCGCCCACATGGAAACGCACCCCGCCCTCGAACCGGAGCAGCCGACCGCCGGCGAGGACACCGGCTACCCGATCACACCCGCCGCCGAGCTGACCTACGAGCAGTTGATGAGCCTCAGCCCCAAGCAGAAGCTGGCCGTCCTCAACGATATTGGAACGTCCGAGGATCGCATGCGATTCAGCGCGATGCTTCAGGATCTGTTCCAAGAAGGCGGTTGGCGCGGGCGAGTCTCTGGTAGCGACAGGCTGCTTCTTGAGCATCACGGCCTGACATACGATCCCGGCGAGGTCGACAACGACTGTGTCCTGTCAGATCTCGGGCGCTTCCTCATGTATTACGCGGTCGAGCCGGCTGAACCCGACCTGCCCGTCATCGAGGAGCCGACGCCGCCGGTTTTTGAGACCGTCGACGAGCTGAAGCGCTGGTGGTCAGTCAATCCCGAGGCATTCGACCTGCAGGCCGCGGCAAAAGCATCCGGTTTCGAGCGCATGAGCGAGGAACTCCGCCGCTTTGAGGCCAAGGTCTGGTACGAGCGCCACAACGGGAAGCAGCAGCGCGCCGCCGTCGTCGACGCAGCCGCAGTGCCTGGCCGCATCGACAGCAACTGGGAGCACGTCCTCAGCCTGCGCTCCATCCGTGACGACGCGCTCGCCATCCTCGAAAACGCCGCCGGCGAGTTCGGCACCGAGGCCGCGCGCATCCTCAAGACCGCCAACGAGATGCTCGACGAGATGCTGTCATGACGCAGAAGAAGAAGCGGAACAACGATTTCGACCTGCGCGCAGTGCACACCGACACGCTCGAAGTGCTCAACGATCTGGTTGCCCAGATCCTCGACATCATCGAGCGCTTCGTGCCGGAGCGCTTCCCGCCCTACCTCGTGCCGGCCATGCGCCGCTTCCACGAGGTGCTGTGCGACGAGCTGCAGTCCCGGGGAGTCTTCTTCGCCTTCTACACCGGCACGAGCAGTGACCCGGAGCCGCAGGAGCCCGACGGCAAGCGCCTCGACCCGTTCCGGCGCTTCATCGACACGCTGCACATGGAGGAGCTGGACGATGACCGCTAAACGCACAGCCAAAGCCATGGCGACGATGCTCGACCGCGTCAACGATCCGGAACGCGAGCCGACTGTCGACGAGCTGCGCGCGGAAAACGAAATGCTGCGCCGCCAGCTCGGCACGATGCAGCAGCGCTACGCCGACCTGCAGGCTTACGCCAAATCCCTGCGCGAGGAGCTGTACGAGGCTCCCAAGCCCCTGCGCATCAACGTCGAGCGCCTCAGCGACGAGTTTTACGCTGGTCGCCCGGTCATCACCATCAGCGAGGCCGCCAAGCGCATGCAGTACGCCGGCAAGGCCAGCGCGCGCTACGCTGCCGCCTACCGCATGGTCGTCAGTGGTCGCTGGGAATCGGTGCAGCCCGGCGGCTTCAACAGCCCGATCAAGGTGTTTGCCGATCAGCCCTTGGTCATCGTCATGAAGCGCCAGAAAAGCCGGTGAGCGTCAGCCCACCGGCCCCTTAGAAGCCGGAGGCGCGCAGTTCAAAGCCCCGCGCCTCCATTTACAGTATAGGAGCATGCTTAAATGGTGACAATTCCTTCGCCCGAGTCCATCCCGCCCCACCAAACCCTCGCCGCCCGCTTGGTGCGCATCATGACGCGCATCAAGCGTATGGAAAAGGAGGGTTTCAACAAGCACCACGGTTACAAGTTCGTGACGGATGAGCAGGTCTTTGATTACGTTCGCCCCATGCTGGCGGATGAGGGCATTGCGGTTTTTTGCTCCGTCGACCGCATCGACCAGCAGTTTGTCGAGCGCGATGGGGAGCGCCCCTTCTTTCACACCGTGATCCATTTCCGCTTCACCCTCGCCACCGAGATGGGCGAAACGCGCGACTGCATCTGGATTGGCGAGTCCAACAACCAGCAGGACAAGGGCGCGGCGCAGGCTGCCACCCTCGCCATGAAGTACTGGCTGCTCAAGACGTTGCTCATCAGCAGCGGCGATCAGACCGACGACCCCGATTACGATGCCGGCAACAGCTATCGCGCCCAGCGCCAGCAGCGCAGCGCACCCCGCCAGACCGAATCGCAGCCGCGCCAGCGGCCCGCCCAGCAGGAGACGCCGGCTGCAGCCAGCGACAGCGCCGACCGCCCGTGGTTCACCCAGTCGGGCATCCTCAAGCAGATCATCGACGCCACTGGCAAGCAGCCTCACGAGATCACCAAGCTCACGGGGCGCAAGATCAGCGACTTCGAGTCTGCCGAGGCCATGATCGCCGCCTACGAGGCGCTCGTCGGGGAACCCTCATGATCCGCCCGGACTTCGCTGTCCGCTCGAAGCTGTGCGTCTGGCGCAGCGCGAGCGGCTTGCTCTCACTTCAGCTTCAGCCGCCCTATACCGGCGGCGGCTGGGTTCGGTTGGGTCGCTATGTCGGCATGGATGCGCTGCTTGACGAGTATCAGATGGTGGTAGGAGCAACCATGGTTTACGAGAGCGCCTGCAACCCGTGGCGTTCACTCGACGAGCGCTATCTCAGCGACATCGTCACCAAGATCGAGCCGGCAGGCTGGTACATGCTGCCGCCCCAAAGCCCGCGTTAAGTAAAGGAGTTTGCAGTGATCAAAGTTGTGATGGTTCCCGTTGCGTGGGAAATGAGTCAGGAAGAGGTTTACGTGTCCCAGGCGAAAGGCGAACTGGAGCACCTGAAGGCCGAGCGCATGGAGGAGAAAGAGAATCAGGAGCAGGAGCTGGACGGCCTGCTGAACGACGGCTATCAGATGCTCGCCTGCCAGACAGTGACAGCAGCGCGCCGCACCATCCTGACGTTCGTGCTGCACAAGCCGGCAGCGACGTCATGACCGCCCTGCTGCTGCTGGCGGTAATCCTTGTGATGATCGCCTGCCTGATCTATGTGATCCGGGAGATCTCGCTGTGATGCAGCTCCCCCTGCCTGCGTTCGAGGAGTGCCTGTGGCCGTGGTGCTGCGTCTGTCAGCGCCAAGTGCCCCTCGTCGGCCAGTATTCGCCCATCATCAAGTATGGCGTCTGCCGCGAGTGCTCTCTCGAATTCCCCCTGCCCGTTGAAGTCTACGGGCAGGGCGGCAGGGATGAGACCGGCCTGCGCATCCGAACCGATGTGCCCTTCGAGCTGCTCGAACGTCGCGTTTGGTTCGAGGAGCACGTCCGCAAGTGCGCCACCGGCGACGACCGCCCGGTCACCAAGCTCAATCTCAGCTACCGGCAGCTTCGCAATGGAGTCCGGCGCAGCAAAGTCCATCTGTACGCCAAATGGCACAGTCAGGCGCGCCTGTCGCTCGCCCACCGGCAGTTGAGCCTGCCCGTGTGTAACCGCTGCGGGCAGCCCCACAGCCGCCGCTATAACGAGCCCGGCATGCCCGACTATATGCCCTACTGCCAGCGCTGCGACGACGAACAGGCGGTGGAGTCGTTCTACCGCCTGCGCGGAATCTTCGGGAATGATGATGTCGAGTCCATCATGGATCGCATCTATCGCAGTCACCCCGGCCTGTTCGAGCGCGGCATCCTGCCTGATTACTGGTTCAGATTAACGCTTCAAGGAACGTGAACGATGCGATTCAATCATCGCTCTCAATATCGTCATGATGGCTGGCCGATGATGCGCGGTCATATGCTCAACACGCTACACCAACTCCGTGACGCGCACCAGCGCGGCCAACTCTGGGTCACATCTGTGCAAATACATTGGATTCCAGAGCTGTACATGATGCGCCGCGCCATGATCTTCGCCAGTCGCGACCCGCTCGGAGGCCCGACCGCCTACCGCATCCTGCCCGAGGGCCTGCGCGTGCTTGAGCATTACGAGACCACCGTCCGCCGCATGGACAAAACGTGCCCCCGGTGTGAGGAACGCCTGCGCGCTAAAAGGCGCAATGGCAGGTTCGCAGATTACTGCTGCGTCTGCGAGGCTGCCGTCAGGCGGGAGCGCAGTCAACGCAGGTTCGAGAACCACACCGACGAGCCTTGCGTTTCCTGTGGCCTTCGCCCGCGCAAAATCAGCGCTGGCGGCTGGCAATACACACTCTGCAGCGAGTGCCGTCGCGCCTACACCGCGAATCACTACAGACGCCAGCAGGCCCGCCTGCGGGCACGGATCGAAGCCGGCGAAGTAATTGTGTGCCCGCTCTGTGGCGAGCGTCCGGTTTCGGTCACCAAGACCAAAGTCAATGATCGCTGCCGCCCGTGCCACAACCGCATCCGCCGCCGCCAGCGCATGCAGGAGTCGCAGCGCAACCGTTCCGGCAGCCAAGCCGCCGACTAGAGGAGTATCACCCATGAACGACCCGCGTCCTATGTCATTTTTCGCCACGCCGCCCCTCAAGTGGGTTGGCTCGAAGTGGCAGCTCGCCGACTGGATCGCCAGCACTTTCCCGCCGCACCGCGTCTACGTCGAGCCGTTTGCCGGCAGCGCCGCCGTCTTTTTTCGCAAACACCCCTCGCCTATCGAGGTGCTCAACGACCTGGACGGCAGCGTCATCAACTTCTTTCGCGTCCTGCGCGCACAGCCTGACGCGCTGATTCGCGCCATCGAGCTGACACCCTTCGCCCGGGATGAGTACTACGAGTCGTGGCAGTACAGCGACGACCCGGTCGAGTGGGCGCGCCAGTTCTACGTCCGCTCGTTTCAGTCGTTCGGCTCGACGACAACCCGCCGCTCCGGTTGGAGGCGCGAGCTATCAGCCGCCCGCGGCTCCCAGATTGTGCGCGATTTTATGCGCCTCGACGGTCTCGCGGATGCCGTGTACGCCCTCAAAAACGCCTACATCGAAAACCTGCCGGCGCAGGAAGTCATCGACGACTACGACGCGCCTGACGCCCTGTTTTACGTCGACCCGCCCTACCTGCTCAAAACACGCGCAGAGGGCGCACGCGCTCGCTATGTCCACGAGATGCAGGATGCCGATCACATCGCCCTCGCCGCACATTTGAACATGCTGCAGGGCATGGTGGTGCTGTCCGGCTACGACAGTCCGCTCTACCGGCAGCTTTACGCCGGCTGGACGGTGCTCAGTAAAACGACGACCACGCAGGGAAACGGCACTGCCACCGAGTACCTGTGGCTCAACCCGGCCTGCACCAGCATCGACAACCTGCCGCTGTTTCGCTCCAGCGAATCCGAGGTGCAGTCATGAGACAACCCAGCCTCTTCGAATCAGAGCGCATGTCGTTTGCAGACGCAGTTGAGACCAGCCTCGCATCCCTGCGCGCCTATGGGGAGCGCTATCACCACTGGGCCATTGGCTACAGCGGTGGCAAAGACTCCAGCGCAACCGCCTCGCTCGTGACGTGGGCGATCCGGAACGGGCACATAACCGCGCCGGAGTCGTTGACGATCATCTATGCGGACACGCGGCAAGAGCTGGTGCCGCTCCGGTCGTTGGCAGACAAGTTCATGACCCGCCTCGCCGGCGAAGGCTTCGACACCCGCGTTGTGCTGCCCGCGCTGGATGATCGTTTTTACGTGTACATGCTGGGGCGCGGTGTGCCGCCGCCCACAAACACCTTTCGCTGGTGCACGCCTAAACTCAAGATCGATCCTATGTCGCAGGCGCTTAGCGCCCGGCGGCAGGAAATCGGCCAGAAATTTTTGATGATCACCGGCGTCCGACAGGGCGAGAGCGCCCAGCGCGATGCGCGTATAGCCATCTCCTGCAGCCGCGACAGCGGCGAGTGTGGCCAGGGCTGGATGCAGGTCAACCCGCCCGACGCAGTCAACGACACGCTAGCACCCCTGCTCCACTGGCGCTTGTGCTTCATCTGGGACTGGCTTTACTTCGCCAATGGCGACACCTATGCCCAACGCTACCTCGGTGTCGAAAGCGGCCATGGCTATGACATGCTGGGCGATATCGCCGCGGTGTATGGTGACGATGACGCCCGCACCGGATGCATTGGATGCAACCTCGCCTCGCGGGATACTGCGCTCGAAAACGTCGTCAAGCTGGCGGAGTGGTCACACCTGTCCCCTCTCCTCGAAATCAAGCCCCTCTTCCGAGAACTGCGCCTCCCGCGCTGGCGGTTGCGCAAAACCGAGCCGTCTCGACGCAAAGACGGCCAGTACGTCAAAAACGTGCAGCGCATGGGGCCTCTCACAATGGAGGCGCGCGAATACGCTCTTGCGCGCGTCCTCGATATTCAGACCCGCTCTGGCACCGATCTGATCAACCCCATGGAGGAATCCCGAATTCGCGAACTGTGGTCCCTGAATCAGTGGCCCGACGGCTGGACAGGCGACGAGATCACCGCCGACGTCGAGATTGATCAAATCCGCTCTCTGGGTGATCAGTTGATCGTCCAGCCGCTGCTCCTACGCACGACGGGAGGCGCGACCAACCATGAGTAAACGCGTTTATAAAACCGTGTTCGGCATCGAAACGGGTGACTTGATGCTCCCCAGCTATACGGCAGGGGCCTACGAGGTGATCGGTATCACGCGCCCGCTGTATGTGTGGGGCGATTTTCACAGCTTAGCGATCCACACGTTGCCCGTTTTCACGATGGTGGGCGGCCTGCCGCCCAGTTCGACCGACTACGACAGCGAGCAGGGCGTCACCAAGGGCTGGATCAACGACGTGCGCTGTGAGGACGGTCGCTATTTCAGCAGAAACGACGAGATCGTGATCGAGAAACGCCGTCCTCCCTACGAGCAAGTGATCGACATGTTCGAGTCGTACCTGCAGCCGGGAGATCCCTACGCTTGGCAGGCCGGCGTCGACTATGCCGCCGGCGACGGTCGCATCTTCAATTGCCGGCGCTGCGGCCTCGACTTCAATGGCGAGCGCAAGGCGCGATCTCATAGCCCCCTCTGCCCGCGCTGCGAATGGGTGTCGCGCCCCATTTACATATTCGACTACGGGCAAACCCAGACTCACTACTCAGCCGCTGCGCGCTGGATGCGCATCCCGGAAACCTACAAGAAGAAAGGATCTTAAATGGCAACTGGAGACATCAATCAATACACCTGTCAAAGCTGCGGTGAGCGCATCATCACGATTGATCGCGCTGATGGCACGACTCCATTCATGATCGCCTGCCAGCACTCGCCGGCGTGCCCCGGCCCGATGGCATCCCATGCCTACCGCGTCAGTCAGGATCTGCTGCCATCCCATGAGTGGTATAAGCCCGTGGGCAAAGTCAAGCCTGCCTATCGTCACCATGTCGCCATGGGCGGGTTGCTCCTGCGTCCGATCATGCTCGATCCCGAAATCAATTTGAGTGCAGATCCCAAAGACCCTGATGCAAACGGTTACACCCATCAGGAACGCGGCGTCCGGCTCGAAGTCTGGGACACCAACGGCGTCTACCCCGGCCTGTTTTTTTGGCGCGTGCGCGTCTGGACGCCGCAGGGAGACTGGGGAGCATGGCGCACGGTCGCCAAGAGTCCATCCCCGCTTGATTATCAGATCGCCGTCGAGCAGGGACAGCAAGCCTTCGGCCTTGAGATGGCCAAAAAGGAGGGTTATCCGGTCACGGTCAGCCCGGAGGCAAAGCAGCGCCTCATGCGCGAGTACGGGCTGACCGAGGCCGATTTCTATAGCGTATATGAGGACAAGGAGAAATGACCGATCTACAGCAGCAGCACGTCCAGCAGCAGCAGGAAAACACCGAAGCTCTGCGCATCATCCGGCGCATGATCCGTGTGCGCCGGCAGTACCTGGGCGCGGGCACATTTCGCGGCATCCAGCGTATTCCGAAACAGACCGGAAAGTGAGGAGACCCATGGAAAACGAAAGATTGCAGTTGCTGCGCCAGCTCAACCGCGCCGAGGAGACCTGCCGCCGGCAGGCCGCCGAAATCGAAGCGCTCAAGAGCCTCGCCGATACTTCCGCCCACGTGCTTGCCCGCACCGAGGAGGTGATCAACACCACCCGGCGCGCCCTGCTCGACTTCGAATTCGCCCTCTCGCCGGGTGGGACGCCGCCGGATGACATCATCCCCATTATCCGGCAGCAGCTCCGCACTATCGCCGACCGCTGCCGCGTGATCACCGCCCACACATCCCCCAGCGCCAAGTAAACCATTTCACAGAGGACGCCGGTTCAACCCGGCGTCTTTTATACCTTTTTCATTATCTTATTCGCTTGACTTATTAGCGTTATCGCTTATCATGTAAAGTGTTCGAGCGCGACACCGCGCACATAGCCCACCCGGGCAGAAAGGCCGCACCATGCGCCCAGTAACCCCTCCCCTCCAGAACCCGCTCCTCCGCGGGCAGGCGAACCTCAGCCCGGCGACCAGCCTCTCCCTGATCGCCGGCGAGGATGCCGAGGGCTGGCCGGTCTACACGATCGTCGCGCTCGGCGCGCTGGTCGCGAGTGGCGATCGCCTGTACCGGCTGATTGGCTTCACGACCAAGAATCAGCTCCTGCTGAAGCCGCACGGGCTGGACGCCGATCCGGCGGTGCGCTACATCGTGGTCGACTCCATCAAGGGGCTGGAATTCATCCGCGAGGATGAGCCCGCGCGCCAGCCGCAGGTGCATCCCAGCGCCCTCGCTTTCTGGGGCTGGTAGCCTCAGAACCGGCGGCTTATGAAGGGCGGGAAACCGCCCTTTTTTTGTCCTATCATAATCCGCTTTGATTAGCGTTATCGCTTGACTTTATAGCGTTATCGCTATATCATGTGATCAAGATAAGCGACCACGGAGGACAAAAAATGAACCCGGCAGACGCAGGAATGGCAGCAGCACGGCAGCAGCAGCGCGAGATCGACCGCTTCGGCTACTACGCCCTCACGGTTACCTACCGCGCCGTCAAGGCCGGCTGGATCTGCCGCGTGGAGGTCGAGGACGAGGAGGGCAACCACGCCCACGGCATCAACATCTGCGCATACCGCGCCGATGCCTATGAGCAGGCGATGATCTGCGCCGGCGAGCGCCTCGAAACGCACAGCTAGGATCGATAACCGGGGGCGGCCAACCCGCCCCCCACAGCACCCAAGGAGCGAGTCAATGTTTACCAGTCAGGAAATCGAAACCGTCACCAGCGCCATCGAAGATCAAGACCTGCGCCACCGCGTGCGGGAACTGATGGCGAAACACACACAGGAGCAGCCTGACAAAGTCGGCGAGTACGACTATCTGTACAGCAAGCTGCTCACCGCCTCCGGCCTGCCCTATGTCTTGGAGTACAAGCACTGGGTCAAGGAGGTGACCGGCATCGACGAAGAAGCCAAGGGCGGCTTTATGTTTCGCGGCGTGTTCGTGCCGGAAGGCGGCATCCGCGTCCCCAGTGGCAAGATCCTCTATCTCGTCGCCGCTACCACCGGCAGCATCCGCATCCGCACCACGCGCTACAAGCTAGTCTGGAAGCACGCTGACGGCACGCTCGAAGCCCTGCCGCCTGTCGTCGACGGCGATACACCGGGCTGGGCAGGCCGCCTCCTGCCGCACGTCCGCCAAGCGCTGGGATGGTAGTCCAGCGCCCCTTCCTGCCCGATCAGAAGCCAACCACGGAGTCACTCATGAAGAAGCCAGCCAGATACATTTTCCACATCCCGAGCGGACGCTTTATCACCACATGCGAGGATCACCACGATCTCGATTACATGCTCAACCTGCTCGCCGCCGGCGGTCACGATGCAGTCGAGGTTCACACTGCCGTTTCGATGGAACTGTACTCCGTCAGCGGTCAGCGCATGTACCGCACGCCAGAGCAAGCGCAAGCTGCAGCCGCACCCGGCGAGGAGATCCGCCGGCGTGTCGTCTAATCAAAAAGGGGGCGGCAGCCACCGCCCCCCACTTCTTGGGGATAAACTATTTTACCGCTTGACTTGTTAGCGTTATCGCTTAAAATGAAGTCATAACTAAAAGATAAACCGTACAGTAATGAAGAGCGCCCGCCAGCGCGGAACCGGAAAGCCTCACGCTGGCGGGCAACCCTGACCAAATTATATCACGAAAGGACTCACCCATGAACGTCACGCTTGAGCAGGCCCGGAACATCTACCCGCATCTTTCTGTGTGGGATCGCCCCGAAGTCGAAACGGCCATGGCTACTGAAATTAGGGTTGGCATCGCACACATTGACCACCGGAACGGGAATCTCTTCTGGGTTCCCGCCCTTGGCCCGGAATGCGAACTCGACCGGCTGGGATACTCCAGCGAAGCCGGCCTCCACCGCATCACGTATGCGTGGGACGGCTGGGACGACGACGGCAGCCCCGAGAACTTCGATACCAGCGCCGTCCAGTCGCTGCGCAAGCACCTGCAGTCGATTATCGATGACGTCGCCATGGCGATGCCCTCGCACCGCGCATGGATCGAGCAGCACCTGAGCGATCTGGGTCGCAAGCCCGAGGAGTTCACCAACTTCTCCGAGTACCAGTACTTCAAGCGCGTTGCGAGCAAGCTGGATCGTGCCCGCGCCCTGCTGGCCGGGATCGGCGGCCATAACCTCGTCGCGCTGGCGCTCATGGTAGGCGAAATGCACTCGCTGGCGTATACCGGCTGGGGCAAGCCTATCGTCGCCCGCCTCGATCTCGACGAGCACGATCTGTCGCGCCGCTTCCCGGTCGAGCCCTACGACCGCGACTAACCCAATCGTCAACAGGGGGCGCACACCGCGCCCCCTAAAATTTGGGCGTCGTTATAGCTTGACATTTAAGCGATAACGCTATAATATTAAAGCATCGAACAGAAACGCATTTGCAAACGGAGCGAGTCAAAATGGTTACGATCACATGTCAGGAAAGCGGGATCGAATTTGAAGCGGCGACCAGCCGCACGAAGCAGCACCCGAAGATCGCGGTGCTGAAGGCTTGGGCGAACAAGGCCAGCAAGTACCGCGAACTCAACACCGCCCTCGCCGCTGTCCGCAAGGCGGGCGGTTACGAGACTATCGAGCAGTTCGTGAGCGCGGTTGAAGCGCACATGGACGCGGCGAAGGCCAAGGCGCAGGAACTGAGCGTTATCCGTGCTCGCGACGCCCGCGAGGCCGAAGAAGCCGCGAAGGCGACCCGCCAGCGCACCAACGACACGCTGAAGGCGCACGGGTACAAGTGGACGAAGGTATTTGTTTACGAGGATGACGCATACGAATGGGTGGTCGAGGCACCGGATGGTCGCCTGCTGCCAGACGAGGGAAGCGCGCTGTACGAGATCGAGCGCGGCGGGATTGAGGCTGTGCGCGCCGAGCAGGCTGCACAGGAAGCCGCTGAGCAGGCGAAGCGGGCAGCGGTTGAGGCTGAGGCTGATGCCGCGATCGAAGCGATTGACGCCGCGCACATCGAAATCAGTCACACGTGCATCGAAGTCGAGCGGTTCGACGCAACCGGCTTTGAGATCACGCACAGAGTCCCACACCGCGGATACCGCGCGCTCGACACGATCAGACGCGGCACAATCAACAACGTGCCCTGCTACTTGGTAATCGTCGACACCATGGCCGACTTCGACGGCCACTACCACTACTACAGCGCTGACCCGGTCGCCTCAGGGCACACGCCGAAGCCGCCGCGCAGCTAACCCACCCATTCGCCAGCAGGGGGCGCACACCGCGCCCCCAGACATGAGGAACAAACAATGACTATCATTAACCTGACACCGCATACCATTAACATTGAGCGCGCCGACGGCACGCTGATCGAGGTCGCGCCGTCCGGCACGGTCGCCCGCTGTGCGGAAACGCGCGCCGAACGTCCGGCAATCGAGGGCGTCGGCGTCACGCTGGCGCAGTTCGGCGAAGTCGAGGGCTTGCCCGCCCCGCAGCTTGGCAAGATCTTTGTTGTCAGCGCGCTCGTGCTGGCGCAGGTGCCGCACCGCGCCGACGTGTTCGCGCCCGGCCCGGCGGTGCGCGACGAACAGGGGCGCATCATCGGCTGCGTCGGCCTGTCCTGCACACCGGCTTACCCTCAGGCGACGCCGGTCGCCGCCCCGGTCGAGGCTGACGCAGTGCTCCACGACGGAAAGAGCACCAACGGGCGCTGGGGCTTCAGCGTCATCGGCAAGCCGTCGATGCGGGTCACGCTGGCCGACCCGCTTTATGCGGCCAAGGTCGCCCGCCGCCGCGACGACCGCGGCACAACGATCATCCGCCTTGAGGCGGACGCGAATGCCCGCCTGTACTTCGGAAGCAAGGAACTGGGGCGCATGGTCAACGCCGAGAAGGTGGTCGCCATGGGTCTCTAGTCCGGGAGATACGCCTACGTTATTCAGCTCCAGCCCGGCGCGGTCTGGGAGGAGATCGGATATAAGGGACGCTCCCGAAAGTGGCTGCGCCTGAACGACACGCGTGATCGCATCACTACCGCCACCGCGCTGGAAGTGGACGCGGCACTGCAAGCACTGTCCGATAAGTAATTTAAGGAGTCCAATATGCTCTCGCAAGGCATCATCAACGCACCCACTTTCAAGCTGCTCGGCGCGCTGCTGCGCCACACGAACAGCCGGGAGTGGCGCAACAAGCACCCGCTCGCCGCCGGCGGCCAGACCGCCATCGCGTGGCAGAAGCTGTTCGCCACGTCCGGAGGCCGGATCGGCGGCAGCACCAGCGAGGCCGACGCTGCCGTCACGAACATGCTCACCGTCACCAACGCCATGCAGGCCGACCCGGCGCTCTGGGGGCTGCTCAGCACAGACGACGTCGACTGGATTGTCGAGCACGTCGGTAGCAAGGATCGCCGGCTGCTGCTCAACATGCTGGGCGTTTTGATCTACACCGAAGCGGATCTGATCACCGCCGACGAAGCCGCCGAGATCAGCGGCCACAGCGCGGTGAACTGGCGCACGCGCGCCGCAGCCGGCAGCGTCCCCGGGGCAGTGAAGAAGTCGAACACATGGCTGTTCCCTCGCCCGATCGTCGAGGCCATGACCCGCCGGGACGGCTATCGCACGCAGGAGAGCGAGTCCTGATGGCTCTGGGAGCGACAATCCGCAAGCTGCAAGACGAAAACGGGATCGCGTTGACGATCTGGTCGGCCAGCGAATACGAACTTGGCACACAGTTCAATGTCGCCGAACCCATCGAGAAACATTTCGCGCGCGGCGATGTCGTCGAGATGGTAATCGAGAACGATGTCATGTCGATTGTTTACTATGGCACGATCGGCGCGCGCCTCGTACTCAGCGACCGCAGAATACTAGGCATAGAGCACGATCACCTCACCCAACCGACGATCGTCTGGTCAAAGGAGGAGTGGCAGAAGTAAACAGCCCTTCATCACCCCATCTACTAAGCTCCAACATCAAAGAGGCCCCCTAACCCGTAGGGGGCTTTATTTTCCCCGCTTGACAACTTGATTGATTTTACATATAATTCAATCAAGATAAGGAAACACGAAGTCACACGGAGAACAGACATGAACAGCACCATCTACACCGCCATCGATAACCTGCAGGCCGTCGCCAACACGCTCCACACGCACTTCCTGCACAACGTCGCTGTCGAGTATCCGCGCGCAGCGGAACGCCTCAACGCCGCCCGCGAGGCCGTCGCCGCGACCACCCCCAACAGCGAACTCGCCGGGATTCACACCGCCCTCGACAACGCGCTGCCGATGGTCGACCGCGCGATTGAACACCTCGACATGGACTCGCACACGGTTCTGTGCCGCGTCGGCGAGGCGCTTCACCACCTAAAAGCGCTAGCTTGGGGGCTGACGTACACCAACAAGGAAGCGGGCGAATAATGCCCAACTGGGGCGGCAAACGGGAAGGCGCGGGTTCTGGTGGCCCGCGCCCCGGCTCCGGCAGGCCGCGCACCCGCTGGAACACAGGCGGACGCGGCACGGTGTGGAAGATGGAGCGCAGCGAGCGCCCCGGCGCGCTGCCGGATAAACCGCGGCGCTGGGTGATCCTCAGCGTCAGTGATGACGAGATCGAGTTTCAGGATCTCGACACCGAGGAGCTGTACATCATCACCCGGCCAGACGACAACTAGTCCACTCGGCAATTCAGCCGAGTCGAAAAAGCCCCGCTAAACCGGGGCTTTTTGTTTCCAGATCGTAACGGTCACCTATGCGCTTTTTGTACTCAAAACGCATAAATTCCCGCATAATTTACACAGCGACATTGATTGAGACAGATCACTTCCAATAATTCACCTTCGCAACCGTCATGGCTATCGTAGTCCGCGCACCGGCCGTCAACGCACAGGCACAAAAAAGCGCCCCGTTTCCGGAGCGCCATTACTATTAATGGAGGAGCGACCGCAGTAGCCCTACACCACCCCCCACCCAAACACGCCCGGCTCCCAGACGTTCGCGCCGGCGTACGTGCTGCGCCACGTTTGCCCGTTATGAGTCACCGTGTCGTCGAACTTATATGCGTCGTGCACGCCCTGCGGCTGTACCCACGGCTGCGGCCCGGCCTCCGGTTCGTAGTAGCGTTTCCACAGCGCATCGGTGCCCGGCGCGCCCGGCTCCCAACCGACCTGCGTCGTGTGGCCTAAAATAACCTCGTACAGGTTGCCTGCATGGAACCAAACCTGCTCTGCCTCCACATCCGCCCCGGGATACCATTCCGGGCGCGAGCGCACAAAGATCAGGCGCTGTACCACCTCGGCTGGGTCGGTCGACGTGATCTCGTTATCGACGACGTCCGAGTGATACACCGCGCCGGCGAGTACCTTCAGTACGTCCAGTTCCGCCGGCGTCAGCGTCGGCTGCCGGCCCAGCCCCGTGACTTTTGCGTAATCCTCACGCACTGCCTCGAGCGTTGGCAGCGAGTCGAGGCTGTGCTGCCCCGGGCTGACCGGGTGAATGCCGTCCTTGTCCACGTACTCGACGATTTGCCCGAAGTCGGGCACACTGTTTGACATGTCTGCTTATCCTTTCCCGAGCCGCACTTAGGCTCACTTTCGGTTTGACGTGCTTGTGATAGAACCTGAAGCTGTCGCTGCGCCTGATCCAGCCCCAGTACGAAACAACCGCGCAGGCGTCCTGATAGGTGAGCGACGGCTTTTTCGCGATCTTGGCGAACCGTCGGCGGATGCGGAGCACGTTGCGCTTGCGCAGCGTCGTCTTATCGCGATAGAAGCGAAACCCGAGAAAGTCGATCGCCCGCGCGTTCACGAGGAACACCTGCCAGTTGGGCTTGAGCGACAAGTGAATGTTATTCAGGTAACCCTCGATCGCAATCCGCGCCTTGTGCAGCGCCCGCTTGTTCGGCCCCAGCATCACCAGATCGTCGACGTAGCGGATGTAGTACCGCACGCCGAGTTCCTCTTTAATGAAGTGATCCAGCCCCTGCAGAAAGAAGTTGCTGAACCACTGACTCGTGTAATTGCCGATCGGCAGCCCCGGGCTGCTGCTGTCGATGATCGTGTCGATCAACCACAAGCAGTCGGCATCTTTGATCCGCCGCCTGAACATCGCCTTCAGTAGCGCTGGATCAATTGACGGGTAGAACTTGGTAATGTCAAGTTTGAGGCAGTACTTCGTCCCCTTGTAATCGGCGTCCAGCCAGCGCCGCAGCGTCTTCTGGCCGTAACCCGTGCCGCGGCCCGGAACACTCCCGCAGTTGTATTCGTACATGCCCTTCAACATCACATCATGAAGCTGGAGCATCAGCGCCCAGTGAATGATCTGATCGGGGAAGAATCGCGGCTTGTAGATCACCCGCTCCTTCTGGCTTGGCCCGTCGCGCACCACCTTGATCGTGTAGGGCGAGGGCGTGTACCGCTTTTCCGCGAGCAGCGCCTGAACTTCACGTGCGTACCGATCCGGATTGCTCAGCACCTGCCGCACAAAAAGTTTCTGCCGCTTCCCCAGCGATGCCTTATGGATCGCCAGCCTGATATTCTCCAGATCGCAGATCTTCTCGTACAAATACCCGACCCGTTTCATACTACCTTTCTTGTTGGCCTCAAGGGTGTTCGATCGAGCTACTAGCCCCTGCTCTTTTCGGCCGAATTTCCACCAAGGGGTGAGGAATATGGGGCGCAGTTCGTGGTGTTGCAGCCAACAAGAAGGCGCGCCCCGATGTTCGCGTTCGCGTTCCCCGACGAGTTATTCAGGTACCAACCCGACAGGCCCGCATTCGAGCCGTTGACCCAGTTCCCGCCGGCAAGGGCAATTCTCGCGCCAGTGCTGCGCCAGTAATAATCGCTGTAGTACGTAGTTGTCCCGCCTCCCGTGATGTTAGTCGGGAGGTTGGCAAACGGCCGGTCAGGGTCTAGCCCCATCTCGACTGTATAACCATTCGTCGGGCTGTTGGCATATGACAGCTCCTCATAGGGTGCGGCGAACAGGTTACTGGCGTAACTGGCCGCGTCCCGGCACACCCAACCTTTATGCACGCTGCCCGACTCGAACACGTTGAGACCGTCCACAAACTGCCAGACCGATCCCCAAACATTTTCGACGCCCCTGTATGCCATTGGGAACCGACCGCTCGAATTACTCCCCACGCTGCCGCTGCTGGCCGCGATCCCTGAGCTAAACCCCGAACGCCAGCCAACCGAATAGACGATGTTGCCCGTCGTCACATTGACCGCCGCACCATCGAAATTGAGCGCAGCGTTTGAGGCGTCGACCACTGCTTTTGATGTGATCGTCCGGTATGCGAAAATCTGGTTGCCACCCAACGACGTACCCAACCCGATGCTCTGTCCCACCTCAAACAGCGCCGCCACCGCGTTAGTGACCACCACCCGGTTAGCCCCCGCCTCAGTTGCCTGCGCGGTGTGGCTCGCGTTGTATGCGCCAGCAGTAAACCCGGCCATCACGCTCTGACTGTGCAGCGTCGCAAACTCCACGTAAAACAGGACTGTGAGGACGTCCATCACATGGATGTCTAACTGCTGGTAGGCAGACCCATTGGCCTGCGCGCGCGTCCGCATGGTCACGATGTTTTGACTGACCATCGGGTATTCGCCGCTCTTGCTGGTCATCCGCGTGCCATCAAAGCCTGCCGTGTACTTGCCAATATCGACATAAGGCAGGGCAACCGAATTTGTGAAGTCCCAGAAGCACGCGGGTAGATACCAGTCCGCGCCATGACTCTGTTTGCTGATCTGCCACGTCACCGTCGCGCCCGACGTTTTGCGGATGTAAAACGCGGGGATGCGCACAAACACATTCCCGTAGCCATCGGTGACTTCGGTGATCTCGCTGTAAATCTGCGCAGTGTCGAAATCATTGGTGACCGGCGTCATGTCTACGCCCGCGTTAGCCACCATGCCCACCGCGTCGTCCGTGCGCGTCAGCACCGGGTTGCTGGATTTATCCCACGACACACCGTAGATCAGCGCCGGCGCGCCGCCTCCCCGCCGGCTCCCGCCGACCAGCCAATTCCGCGCCCGACCCCGTCCCATGATCAGTTCATCCAGTACACGAGCGTCAGCGTCAGCGCGTCGGCGGTATCGTAGTCCGGCGTCGCGGTCGCCACCAGATAATAGTAGGCGTACCCGTTGTACACCTCGAAGTCCACCGCCAGATCTCTCACCACCGCCTGCGCCATGCTGTTGATCGTCACGTAATCGTCCGCGGCGATCGTCACCACGTCGTGCCGCGCGATCAGCGACGCCTCCGTCGGCGCGAACGCGTCCGCGTCGGCAATCGTCGCCGGCGCACTGTCGAAACAGTGCAGCGTGAACGCCGCCTTCTTGTTGTCCGAATCCGTCACGACCACCTTGCGCAGGATGCCACCGCCGCCGGCGCTGCCCACGTCCACAGTGATCAGCCCGCCGACGACGTCGTTGGCCGTGTAGGCGCTCGTGCTCACGGTCAGCGGCACACGCACCGTCTTCGTCCGGTTAAAGATCCTGCTCATCTCGCGCCTCCGTGTTCATTTGAGTTCCCATAAAGATCATTCTCTCCTTATCCAGTTTTTCATCGATCAGAACGATTCTACGAGCCAACACGCAGAGCAGTACTCCGAAAACCCCCAACACCATCTCTGTTAGCGCCATTACGTTCAGCCCCCTGCGATTGTGCTAATACGATGCTCCTGCCACATGTCGTCGAGCCGTTGCTCGATCCATGCGCGTGTGTCCGGGTGCAGGTGCAGCTTGTCCTTATTGGCCGCGTACCATTCCCATGTAAACGGCTTTCCAAGTGCCCGCCCGGCCCCGATCCAATCGGCCAGCATCTCGCGCCGGTGACGCAGCGGCATATCAAGCGCGGTCGTCTTGCCGCTGTCCCACGTCAGCAGCCAATATTGCCAGTGGTGCTTGTTCCGCTTCTCATGGGCGTTCCAGCCGCGTTCGAACGCCGCGCCCGGCTTGTACTGTTTCGTGCCATCCGGCGCGTAAAACGTCGAGGCGTAGGCCCGCCACATGCCCGGCAGGAACTTGTCCCAGTCGTGCAGCAGCAGGCTGACAGGATCAACGCCCAGCCAGATCCCCGCCCAGAACACGTGCCATTTGTGGCGCAGCACGTACAGGATGTACTTCCAGTGCCGGCGCACCTTAATTCTCCACCTGCGCCGCGATGATGCGCTTCGCCTCCGCAATCGCCACTTCCGCGACTGCCAGCTGCGTCACCGCCTCCTCCAGATCTGGATTGACTTTGGGCAGCTTCATGCCCGGGATCATCGCGATCCAGCGATTGTTTTTGATCCGCCGCCACTCGTAGACCTGCCCGCTCATATTGCGCGCAAGGCTGTCCTCGAAATACTCGATCACATCGCCATGCTTCAACGTGTCTACGACCGGCGCGCCCGTGTGCGGCAGCGTCCGCACGTTCAGCGTCGTCCGGGTATCGGCCATCACCACGCGCGCCTTGACCAGCGCGCCGCCCTCTGCCTCGATTCTGTGTGTGTTGCCGCTGCTCACTTTAAAATCCTCCTGTGCAATCAGATCTAGCAGGTATGGGTTGTCGCTGATGTCGTAGTATCGCCAGTCTCCCGTTCTGCCGAAGCAGAAGTGTGCTGCCCCGACGTACTCGCGATAGGGCTGATAGAATACCCTCCACGCCCACGAGAGACCTTTGGCGTACAATGTCTCACTGTCCGGCAGCCCCAGATTGTGCCATGCGGGATACCGAACCTTCGCGAGTTGCCACCCGAACCGGTCGGTTGACTTTGCCCACGCAACCACTCGCATGTCCTCTGCCGCGTGTACCGTGTCGCTGCCGAACTCCGACAGCCCGACCCGGATGTCGTAGCCCAGCGCGCGCGCAAATTTTACGAACCGACGATCTCGCCCCAGCAAATGCGAATCCTCGGGAGCAACACCCGGCCATTCCTGATACGGGATTAGCTGAGTTCCCAGCGCATCATAGGTCGGGAGCCCAAACGGGAAGTAGGCGTGAAACGTCGCGATTAGGGATTCCCTGTATAGATGCAGGATGCGCATCAGTTCAGCCGCTTCGCCAATTTGCTCCGGCTCCGGCACGCCCACGCTCCAGTTGCCAAGCGCGCCCTTCCAGCCACGCTTGACGATCAACAAGCCCACCTGCCGGCACCATTCAAGCGAATCGCTCCAGCGAGGCTCATTATTGACGTAAATCCAGCATCCGAGGCGCGCAGCCTCGGCAAATGACCCCATGCCAATCGACCGGTTGAGGTAACTCTCTGGCGTAAAAATGTCCTGCGCGTTGTCGTCCGGGTTGTCCGCTGTCGTGATCCGGTAGATCACCATCATCGAGGGGAACTCACGCCGCAGCCGCTCGGCGATTTGCAGGTTGTTTTGTACGACGCAGAGCGGCGCGGGATTTTTCCGCAGCGTCTGCACGAGCAGCTCGACGTCGGCAAATGGATCGATATTGTGCCCTAACCCTGTCATGACTGCCCCCTCGCCATCCTCTGCCGTACCTGCGCCAGCGCATCGCCAGCCGTGCCCAGATGCGCCAGCGCGTCCAGCAGCGTGCCCGGCGTCCGCACCCGCAGCCCCATGCGCCGCCAGTTAAAGCCCGGCTTGATCGTCTCGATGGCCTCGACAAACTGCGCCCGCCCTACCGGCGTGAAGCCCGTCATCTGAAGGTTGTAAGGATCATGGACACGCATAATCGCTTCGCTGCCGCCGACCACGCCCAACCAGTGAGCGAACAGCTCTCGCCCGATCGGCCAGTAATTCACCAGCGCGACGCTGGGCAGCCCCAACGCCAGCTGCGCCAGATAAAAATTAACGTCCGCGTCTGGCTCTGCCACCAGCTCCAGCCCGTACAGCCCGGCCAGCATGATCAGATCGTCCGCGCTGGTCGTGTCCCCGTGGGCGAGTCCCGCCCGGCGCGCCGCCTCGATCACCGTTGGGCGATGCGGCGTGAACGCGTGAATGAAGCTGACGACGACCGCAATCCCGCAGTCGTTCGGCAGCGGCGCGTTGACGCCCCGCTGCGAAATGTACGGAATATGCTCCAGCGTCACATCCATAGCCCTGCTCCCCTCGTAAACATCCGCCCGCCAACCCGCAGGCTGGCGGTGGGTTGCTTACGAAATTAGCCCTGCGCCGGCGGCGGTGGGTCTTGCTTCAGTGTCTCGAGGAACTGGTTCAGCTGTTCCCGGTGGTTCACACCGGCCTCATATAAGCGCTCCCACATCGGATCGTCCCAGTCAACGTCGTTTAACGCGGCCTCGTCTCGCTTTTGCTGCAAAAAGCCGATGATGAAGTTAATCGACTCCTTGTGCGCCTCGGCCATCAACCGCTGTACAAAAGGCGATGCGCCTTTGTAGGCCAAGATCATCCCCTGCGCACCGAAAGCCACCAGTGCCAGCAGCAGCACCCCAATGATCAGCCACTGCGCAGACGTGTAGTTGGACAGAAAAGACTCGACTAGCTCAGGCGGCAGCGTGTCGAGCACGCTCCCCGGAGCCTCATCCACCGTCGGCGCTGTCGGCTCCTGTGCCAGCATCAGCACCGGCGTCAGCAGCAGCAGCACGATGACCAGTAAGGTCGGCCAAAAATGGCGGTGTGACATGGTTCTTCCCTTCTCCTTCTTGGTATTGGATACGGTGATTCGTTACCTCTACCATGATCACCAGTCTGTCAAGCAGCCGCTCCAGCCGCTCAAGCCGCGCGATCCCGTCATTGCTCAGCGATGCCCCCATGGTCGACAGCGTCGTCATGATCTTTTCGATCCCTAGGCGTAGCGCCGCCACGGTCGACACGATCCCGACCACGTGCCCGGCGTTGACGCCCATCGCATCCTGAATCTCCGCGAAATGGTGACGCTGCTGCTCAAAGTCGAGCGCGATCTGTTTTTGGATCATCTCGACCGCAACCGTCATCGCGGTGATCGCCGAGGCCACGTGCGCCATATCGTCCGACGCCTGCTTCTGCATGCGCTCACTGGCTGCCATCATTTCCCGCGTAGCTGCCGCGTGCTGGGCGATCTGCATGCCGAACTGCTCGACGGCCTTGCGCCACGCGCTCGACTCGGCTACGAAGTTTTTCTGCGCTGTCTCAACCACAAGCTGCTGATTCTCGATGATCTTGAGCTGGCGCTCGTGGATCGTGGCGTTCTCGCGCTGCATCTGCATTCGCGCGCCGATCTCCCGCGAGTCCCGCCGGGAGCCACTGACCACCGCGAAGATCGCGCCCAGCACGCCCAGCATCACGATCACCGCGATTAATTGCGAAATAGGCGCACGCAGCGCCTCCGACACCATCTCTTCCAACAGATTCCCCCTTAGCTCATCTCGCGCAGTGCGAACTGCGGAATCATGTTGTTGATACCGCCCGACTGCATGAAGATGCGCGACGTCCCGCTCTCCACCTTGTAGCGCAGCCGCGCGTTGTACGACCCGCCGGTGGCGGTCGGGATGTGGTAAAACAGCGACACCGGGTAGATCTGATCCAGATTCCCGCGCGCGATCAGGATGCCACCGCCGCCGCTGACCGACGTCCCATTCAGCGTCAAATCGAACGCGATCGAGCGCGGAGTGGCGTCCGCACTGCAGCGCACGCTGAACGTCGCGATCACGAACAGCGCCGACGCCAGCGATGCATTCATCGCCGTCACGGTCGCCGAGAACAGCGTCGCCGAGACGTCCGCCCAACTTGTACTCGTCAGGTCGAGGTTGAACGCGCTCGCGCCGTTCACGACATCCGTAGGCGGCGCTTTGAGAGCCTGAAAATTATCACGGACATTCGTGTTCATTCCTGACGGTGTGAGAAACTCGCCTTCGCCGTAGGTTTTGACAATGTATGGCATCTTATCCCCCTAGAAAATCTCTGATAGGAGCTGCATTCGACCGAGCTGGTTGGATATCCCGAAATAGGCCGGCGGGGTCGTCGACACAACCGCTTGCTGATAGGCTCGCTCAAGCACCCACGTGGCGCTGACCTTCGCCAATCCCTCGTCAGCGACATGCCGCTCGCCCACGATCCTGTAGTACCCGTCATGCGCGGTGTTGTGATCAACTACCCTGATGATCCAGCCAATCCCTACATTCACGATTTCGTCACTCAATAATGCCGAGCTGGCCTTGAGTGTGATTGTTAGCATCTCGCCCCGGGCGACACTGAAATTATTCACCCGCCATTCTGCGAACTTTCGTGCAAAGCCGCGTCGGCTAATCGCAGAGTGGTCAACAATCTCAGACCGCAGACCGTACTTGGCGACACTGGCATAGTCGATCACCGGCCACGATGCCTCGTCATACGCCGTGAGCTTGCGCCCGCGCACGCGTACCAGCGTGACGTTTTTCGACTCGTTGGTGTTGTTCGAGAGTGTCACCTCGCAGCTCTGTGCATCCGCGTCGAACGTGTGTGTCACGCCGGCGTCAGCCGTTACAACCACGCTGACCTCCGTCGCGCCGATCTTCGTGTTGGGCTGGCTCGGGTCTTTGTAGTAGCCCCGAACCTTTTCGCTCTCACCCGCCCCCAGCGTGATCGTGTCGGTCGTCTCGTACAGCGTCTCTGTATTGGTTGCCCCCACCTTGCGCTTCCGGTACTTCACGGTGCTGGAATTGATGATCGTCTCACCGTACCTGTACTCGGCCTCGACAAAACTATTGTCGTAGGTTCGCCAGGCATTCAGGCCAAACTCACTTAAATGTTTCCAGTTATAGAGACCTTGACGGTCAAACCAGATTTTGGCTTGCATCGCCTTCGCCAGATCCTCAAGCGCTGACAGTGCGTCAGCCTCGCTCTCGTTCTGGATGTTGTCGAGGAGGTACGGGAACACCTCCCACGTACCTGCCGCTGGCTCACTGCCCGGGTTCGGGTTGATCTCGTCGGGAAACGTCACTGTATTGATGATCGCGTGCGCCACCTGCTGCGCCGTTTTGTTGAGCTGCACAGGCAAGCTCAACTTCGCCTCATTCAGGAAGCTGCGCATTCCGGTGATTTCCAGCGTGCAGGCGGTCGAGTTTGGCCCGGCGCTCGGCGCTATTCGAGTAATCAACCCCGTGAACATCAACTGGTCTACAAAACTGCTAGCGTCGGCATAGATCCGCAGCAGCCTGCCGGTGATCAGATAGTCATACAGTACCGAGGCGCTGTTCTCGGGGCTGAATATCCGGTCGGCGTTGTTGAGCACCAGTCGCCCACGCTCGGCAGCCGCCAGCGCCTGCCAAGGCTCATCAAAGCCAAGCTGCCACTCGGCGCTGCGCAGGTGCGGCGTCAGATTGTCATAGGTGCTGATCAGGCCGCTGTTGTATCCCGCCGGCGCGGTATCCCCCTCGACAATCATCGCGCCCGAGAACATACAACTGGCGCTTGCTGCTCCGGTATTCGTGATAGTGATTGCGAGTCCAGCGCCCGGAGCCACAGTCGTTGTCGTTTTGATCTGTTTCTTGCCCCACACATCTACCGTGACGATCGCAGGCGTGCCATTCACCGCAAACGTTGGAGTCGGGGTATTACTCTCATCGACCCAGATGACAAACGTATAAGTGCCTCCAGTCGGAGACGTTATATCGTAAGTCGAGCCGTCGTAGCCGAACGTAATTGGTGAACCGCCGCTTGCCCCTAGCGTGTGCAACACCCCCTCTCTCCCATATTTGGCTGAGGGGTTATTCGAAAAATCAAGGACCGTCCCAGCCACCGTCCGTTTGAGATCCCCGATTTTGACTGCCTTCGTGCCGAACAGATTCGGCGCATCCCCGGGCATCGCATCCCGGTGGTAGTAACCCAGCTTGCCCCAGTCGACGACGACCTTATAGGTGATCATGTAGGCTCCTTACCTGCCGCTCAGCTTGAGTTCTTTGTCGAGCAGCCGCGCCAGCTGCGCCGGACTCTGCCCGTAGCTGTTGATGTGGTAGTGGTTGACGGTCGTCGAACCACCAACCGCCACCGCCTGCGGACGGCCCTTCACGCCGGCGCGCCACGCATCCGCCTGCGCCTTCGTCAGCACCGCCTCTCCCTCGTGCAGATAGCCGAGGCCCTCGCGCGTGATCTTCGGCGTCCCTACGTCGAAAAACGGCACGCCCATCGCGCCCAGAATGCTCCCGCCCACGCTGGCTGCCACATTGACCGCCTTCGTTACCGTGCTGGGGATCTGCGACGTGATCGCCCCGACAACATCCCCGATTAGTTTGATAATCGGGTTTACATTCACGTTCACCGAGGTGTCGTAATTCCCGCCCTCGATGGCCCCGGTCACCTGCCCCTCGATATCATCCATGTCGACGCCCAGCATCGCGGCCACCATGGCGTAAATCGAAACGTCGAAGTTGGGATCTTCTTCAAGCGTGCCCATCACCATCTGCCGGAACATACCTGCCAGTTTGGGCGTGTCCATGCCAATGTCAGCCTGCACCGCCAGTTGCAGGAAGTACGCGAAGTCGTCCATATTGCCGGATGCGAGGATGTCGCCCAGCTTCTCGCTCACCGCCGTCCGCATCTCGTCCGATGGCGTCGCAATCCCCAGCTCCAGCGCCAGCGGAGCCAGCATCTTGAGGCCCGTGATATCACCCTCGCCGGCGAGCTTGGCAAGTGACTCCGTGAGCGCGTTGCGCGCCTCGAAGCCCATGTCGTTGGCCCACTGCTTCACCATGGCCGAGTCGCTGGGCAGCACGCTCGACATCAGCACCGTGCTCATGTTGCCGTCGCCAAAGTCCACTCCGAACGACATGCCGCTCAGATCCATGTCCTCGCTGCCCAGGTGATGCCCGAGAAGCTGCGTGAAGCTGTCGACGAACGTGCTCGTGAGTTTGAGCGCCTTGATATCGGCGATCTGCGCGTTGACGTTCGGCGCAATATCGATCGTGCCGCCGCTCATCTCGTAGATCGCATCCCGCAGGCCCCCGACCATCTCCAGCACCGCAATCTGGACGTCGCGCACCATATTGTTGAACCAGCGCCCGACCCGGTCGCTCAGCCTGCCGATGATCACGCCGAGCGTGTTGAATGCCTCGCCCCACGCCGCCAGCCCCTGCTGGACGCCCGTGTCACTGATGAGCGCGATCAGCCCGCCCACAGCCAGTACCAGCAGTCCAATCGGCCCGGACAGGAACAGCGCCGCAACTCTCAACCCAGTTATAGCGGCAGCAAACCCGCTCACAATCGTGCCCCCAATCAACAGTGCTGCACTAAGTGCCGCAGCCCCACCCACGAGCAGAATAATCTGCTGTGTCAACTCAGGGTTCTCTTCCGCCCAATCTGTAAACTTGTTTACAATCTCAGTGATGTTTTTCACCATTGGCTTGAGAACGTCGTCATTGAACGGGGTGAATACCTCAATCATTGCGGTTTCAATCGAACCTTTGAGGGCGTTCACTTTGCCTTCAAGCGTCTCGTTCTTTGCGGTTGCCACATCGGTGGCCGAGGCTTGCTCATACATGCGGTCTTTCATCTCATCGATGGACATGCTGTTGAGCAGAGCATTTTGACCGAGAATGCCATAGCTACCCGCAAGCGTCTGCATGTACTGATGCTGTTCTTGGAGCGGCATGTTATCGAATTTCACACCGAGCTCAGTCATTACTGTGTCAAGATCGCGCATGTTACCAGCGCTGTCGTACATCGAAACGCCGAGCTTGGCCCACGCGCCTTGAACTTTATCGGTGTCACGAGCCATGTTGAGCAGCATGCTTTTAAGCTGCGTTCCGGCCTCTGCGCCCTTGATACCGTTTTCGCTAAAAATCGCGAGGATCGCGGCGGTCTCATCGACGCTCAGACCAAATAGGTGGGCAATACCACCAACGTTCGCGAAGCCTTGACCAAGGCTGGCAATGTCAGCGCTGGAAGCTCCCGCGGCCAAAGCAAGCGATTCCGTGACCATTGCTGCTTGGTTGTACCCGGTCATCATCTCCGTGATGCGGGTTCCGCTCAAACCGGTGGCATCGATAAGTTCGCGAATGCCATCGGATACCCCACCCTGCTCCCCGCCAGACATCAACCAGCGATTGTATTCTTTCCACTGATCGCTGCTGATTTCCAATGTGTCCGCAAGCGTCTGGATCTCGGGCGTCAGCACCTTGCTGGCATTCCAGATCTCGTAGACTTCACCAACGCTGACGTCCAGTGCCTCAGCCAACTGATAGATGGGATCGGTTTCGAGTACATCAATACCGTTACCGAAATCAGTAAACATCTGATCAGTAACGCCAATCTCGGAGCGAAGTGCCGCAAAGTTCGTCGGCACGGTCGTAAGCTGAATATTGAATGCGGCCATGATATCGGTAAGCGTGTCGGCGGTCTTGCCAAGCCCCTCCCCGCTGGCTGCAGCAGCCACCATCACCGAGTCGATTGTAACCATCGCCTCATCAATGTTCTGACCGCTCGCGAGAAGTTCAAGGAATGCATTTGCCGCGTCCTGCGCACTGAACACGGTATCTGCTCCAAGCTGCTTGGCCTTGTTAGATACCATATCCAGCTCGTCGCTGGTAAGCCCGGCACGCACCTGTATCTCAGCCAGCGCCGACTCGAAATCCATCGCGGTATTGATTCCGGCTAGCCCAAACCCGGTCAGCGGCGCAAGCGCCAGTGAGAGGTTCGTGCCGAGTCGGGTCATGCTGCCGCCAAGCGAGTCGAGCTTATTCTCGAACCCGCTCTTGAAATTGCCGACCTTGTTATTGGCCTCGTTGATGCCCGCCGTCAGCCCGGTGATGTTGGCCCCGATGACCACCGACAGGCGCGCTACTACAGACATCGTGCGCTCCTCGTGTACTAAGACCAGAGTACGCACGCTGTCAAACGCAAAACGCGCGGCCTCCGCCGCGCGTCATCCGAACCAGTTGTGCTCGGGCTTGAACTCGTTTTGAGCCTGTATCACCTGCAGGATGTCAATCACATCCTGCGGGTTTTCCTGCTTCAGCCGGTCGATGTAGTCGAGCGGCCATTTGAAAAGCTGCGCCAGCCGGACACGCGTGTATCGCCACGTGTCCTCGTCATTCAGCGGGCTCTCGTACTTCAGGTGCAGATAGATCCTCAGTGAGAAAGTACGAGACCTCCTCGGTCGCCTCCCGCAGCATCTTCTGCATAAGTGGGCGGAACAGCGTGTAGTAGGGCAGCTTCAGCAGGTGCTCCGGATCGCCGTGCTTCCCGTCCGGGCTGCCGATCATGAACGTCGCCATAAGCTCCGCCATCCGCCGCGGGTTGACCGACGTACCCTCGGCATCGAGGATCGTCTGCAGCTGCTCGGAGTTCATGCTGCTCAGATCAAACGCGTAAGCGTCCAGCGGCGTGCTGATCTCCTGCTGCGCCTCGTTGATCAGTCGCAGCACCTTGAGCATCTGGCGCACCGGCATCAGCCGCCACGTTTTGACGTCTGCCGGGTCTCCCCAAGACGCCGGGCACTCGACCACAACGCGCGGGAAAATCGCCGTCATGTCGGGAATGCGCCGCACCACCGGGAACTCTGCCGCCGTGATCTTCGTCAGGTCGAGCCTGACGGGAGTCTCCTCCACGCGGGCTGCGCTGTGCTTGATGATCTGCGCGCGCTTGGCTTTCGAGGTAGTCATAGGTGTCCTTCGCGTTTACAAGACGAAAGGGGCTGCCAAGCAGCCCCGGCTGTTAGAACGTATCGCCCAGCGTCGCGTTGAACAGGTAGTCAACGCCCACATTGACGAACTCGACTTCGATCTCGACCAGCTTGCCGGAGTCCTGCGGGCTGTTGAGCTTCTTCACCTCAAGCAGCCAGCCCCACTTCGGCTTACCCGCCGCGTTGCCTTCCGGCCCCCACACCAGCTCGCCGCGTGCGCCCTGATGCATCTTGGCGCGCACCGCCTGCCCGTCGGCGCTGATGCGATAGGCCATTTTCAGCTTGGGCGCGATGACCTCGCGGATCTTCTGCTGCGTCTCCAGCTTGTTCGCGCCAGCCGTGTTGTTCTCGTAGCTGGCATCAAAGCCGGGATCGAAAGTCTTGTACATCGTGTGGATCTGCAGCGCGCTGACATCCCCGTCCTTTTTCCACGAGATGAATGCGCTTGCGCCTGTCAGATCGGTAATGGTATCGACCATGCTGCACCTTTCCCTTACTCAGATTTGATTGCACCTATACGATAGATCCCGCCGGCGTACCAGATCCGCCGCCCGTCGCGCTGCTCCATAAACCTGAACCCGGACGTCTCCTTGCACCAGTAAACGCCCCATCCCTGTATCGCCGGGTTAGTGTCGTTGAGCGCGTTACGCACAGCCGCCGCGACCCGCGCGCACTGCTGCAGCCCGCCGCTCGCGTCATCCGTGACCGCCTTGACGTTGTAGCTGATCTCGACCTCGTCGGTCGGTGTGTTCTCCGGGTCGAGCGATGACATGAACGAGATGACGACATAGGGCATAGCTGCGTCGCCCGGAGCGAGATCCTGATACACCTTCTCCCCGACCAGCGCCACAAGCGCCGGGTCGTTGATCAACTGCTGCCGCACGCCGGTGTCAAACGCCTCAATCATCGTCCCAGCCCCGCCAGAAAGTTCTGGAAAAACTGCGTCACTTCCTTTTGCAGCTCGTCGATCGTCGGCGTCATGAAGGGGCGCGCCGGCATCTTTTCCGTACCCAGTTCGAGGTACTCGCCATATTCCGCGCCCACCGCGATAATCTGCTCAAGCTCCCCGCCGTCCTCCACCTGGATCGACCCGGCTAGATTGCCCGTATCCGTGTTTGGCGGTTGGCCCGGAGCAGCCGCGGTCACCGTGCGTTTCGGGTTGTAGCGCACCTGCGGCGTGCCGGGGCTGGGCGTCTGGATCTTCTGCACGGCAAGGTTGCGCCCGTGCTGGGCCAGCGCCCGGATAGCGGCGTCTGTGTCCTCGCGGCTTGTCGCTTCCCCTTGCGGCAGATCGTTCCACTCGATCTCGACCTTGAAATCTTCGCTCATGCCTGCACCCGCACGATCCGCGCCTGCAAAAACACCGCGTCGCTGATCGGTCTTTTGATCTCGAATACCTCATGCTCGACCATAGCGATGCGGACAAGGTCTTTAGCCTGCAGATCGGTTCCAACCGGCAGGACAATCTCGAACGTTCCCCTGCGAACTTCCTGCATGCCCGAGGCCATATCGGTGTCTTTCGTGTTGTCCGGCAGCACCCGGCAGGGAACCTCTGCCGCGATCACCGCCGTCTCCAGCGTGATGTAGCCCGCCGCCGAGACCGTCTCTGTCTCGCGCAGGATGTCACACCGATCCACCAGATACCGCTGGCCGGCACGCTGTAAACGCGTTTGCATCCAGCCCGGCATGCTCATTCGCGATCCCCCCGCGTCGGCGCGATCACCGACCCGCTCAGCGTCATGCCGTCATCGTCCAGCCCCTCGCTGGCGACGATCCGCGCCCGGATCGCGCTGTAGTAGCGCGTCGCTGCCGCAGGATCGAGCTTGAGCCAGTCCGCGGTGAAGCTGGGCGTCGCCGCCAGCTGCGCCACGATGTTATCGATCAGCGCCACAGCCGCCTCAGCCCACGCCCCGTCCTTGTCGGCGATCACCGCGTTAATGGTCTCGTCGTCAAAGATCGGCGCGTTCGCATCGGTGTCCCCGATCGCAAACCGCACGCGCGCTAGGTCGTCAAACCCGCCGGAGAGATCGAACGTGAACGTCATGCTACTTCGCCTTCGCCGCTTTCGCCTGCGGCTCAGCCTCGGCCTGCGCTTTCGCCAATAGCTGCTCGACCGCGTTTTCGAGGCTCGCCAGACGCTCATCGATCGAGCGCAGGTAATCGCGGATCTCCTCCAGCGACTCCTCCTGTCTGCGAGCCAGTGCGTCACGTGTTGCCATGGTTACGCTCCTCAGTCTCAGAGGGGCGCACTGCGCGCCCCTTCACTCACGATGACAGGCTTAGTAGGCGTAGCCCGACGGGATGTCGTAGCTGCCCGAAGCCTTGAAGTGGTACACGATCCCGTTGAGGCGGTTCCCGACGCCGTATCCGAAACGGTTACGGTACTGGGCGCTCATCAGCGGGTAGGTGTTGTCCTGAGCCACGAGCGTAATGCCCTCGCTCAGCCCCAGCGCCGCGCGCACGTTCGGCGGATCAAGGCGCTTGAACAGCGGCTTGGGCGCATCCGGATCAAACGCCAGCGCATAGTTCGCGGGGATGTAATCCCACTCCGACACCCACACGCCGTTCGAGCGGCCCGCAAGCCGGCCCGGGATGTTCGGCAGGTTGATCGGGACGTCCGTGTCCTGCCCGCTCCGGATGTTGATGTCCTCCACCGGACGGAAATCCGGCAGCGCCTCGTACTTGGGCAGATCGTCCGGGTTGACCAGCATCGCATGGTTGGCGAAGCCGGCGCGCCGACCGAAATAGCTCTCCAGCTTGCGGCGAGCCGTGACCAGCGGGTTGTTCGTGCTGCTGATGGCCGACACGAGGTAGTTGGTCACGATGTAGTGATTCTGCTGCGCCTCGCTGCCGCCGCCGATCGTGGGCGGGTAGATCGTCCCGTCCTGATTGGCGAGCGGGCGGATCGTCAGCAGGCCGCCGGTGTCGTCGTCGAAAACCCACGAACCGCTGTTGAACACCAGACGCAGCATTTCCAGCCGGCGGGTGTTCACGTCCTGCGTGCGGATCGTGTCGACATGCGACTCCAGCTCGACCGGCGTCATCCGCGCGAACGTGATGTCGTCCTTGAGCAGCGCAGCGCCGTAGTCCTCCAGCGGCGCGCTGACAGTCCACTCACCCGTGCGCTTCACAGCGGCAGCCTGCGCCTGCGAACCACGGCGCTGCAGGAAACCGCCCGCCGGCAGCTTGTACTTGAACGTGTGCTCGCTGGTCGTCGATCCCACGAGCATCGATTCCATCTGCGCAACTTCGGCGTTGTGCATCTGGAAGTACTCGGCGATCCCGTCGTAAATCACCTGCTGACCGAGACGCGACAGAAACTCGTGATCGGTTTCGTTGACGCCCAGAAGGCCAAGTAGTGCACCCATGATATGTTCTCAGCCTCCTACAGCGTGCTCAGCCAATTGGCTTCGAAGTACAGGACTTTAGTGCGCGTCTCGTCGCTCACCGGAACGACGACCCCCGCAACCACACTGACCGTGCCGGCTGCGGTGTCGAGCTTGCCCGCCGTGTTGCTCAGGTAGACCTTCGCAGCGTAGGCCAGCCCGCTCACATCGAAACCGCCGATGTGGCCGCGCTTCATGATGCTCACACCCCGGCCCTGAATCGACGTGATGATGCCCGCGCACTTGGCAGTGCCAGCCGCGCCCGCATTCGACGCGACGACCTTGCCCGTGCTGTCGAAATACACCACATCGCCGACCGCCGGCGTGTAACCCGCCGCCGGGATGGCATCGAACTGCTCAGCAGTCCGATACAGCACACCCGGGTTCGATACAGCAATAACCGTCATGCTTCACCTCACTCAGAATTTGACAATCGGATTCGGCTTCACCGGCTTGGGCTGCTTGCCGTTCCCACGCGTGCCGCCGTCGAGGCCGGGTGCGCGCGTCTGGCGCAGCTTGTCGCCGTGCTTGGTGAGGTACTCCGCCTGCTGCAGAGGCGTCATCGTGCTGAGCAGTTCCTGTATGTGATCCGGCAGCCCCTCGCGCTGAGCCTTGAGCTGCTCTTCGTACAGCGCCTTGTAGCGCTTGAGCTCATCGATCTCAGCAGCCAGCTTCTCTGCCTTCTCCCTCTCGGTCGTGTACAGCGCCTCGAACTCGCCGCGCTTCTCGGCTTCTTCCTTCTTGCGCTTTTCCTCGGCGGCCTGCGCCTCGGCCTGCGCCGTCCGGAATGCCTCAAGCTCTTTTTCGAGCTCCTTGCGCCGCTGGTTCACCTCAGTGAACCGCTCGTATGGAACCGTGGCGGGTGTGTCGGTGTTTTTCGTCCCCGCGGACGAGCCACCCGTGCCGGTCTCGGTCGACTGCTGCGCAGCCGTGCCCGCCGATTCGCTCTCCTGCTCCTCGGCATACCACGTCCGCCGCCGCAGCAGCGATAGTCCCTCACCTGTGTTGCGCTGCGCAGCGCGCAGCAGTTGGTACGTGTGCATGTGCCTCTCCGGGTTTAACGTCTCCGCGACGATATCAGCCATGCGATTGCAGTTACTGTACGTAGGCTGTCAAACCTACGCCTTGCCGATCTCGGTGTTGAACAACGACAGCTTGATTTTGCCAGCCGTCGACGCGACCCCGAGGATCGACACAAAGTCGGCAGTCAGCAGGTCGGCCCACGGAGCCACGCCGCCAGCCGTCGGGCTGACCACGTACACCGTGCCCACAACCACCGTGCCGCCGATGTTGATCGTCCCGCCGGTCTGGTACGTGACCGGCTGGTCGAGCGCCGCGTTGTTGAGCGCAATGCCCGCCGCCTTGCTCGACACCAGCACGTCCGCGTCCGCCAGCTCGAGCTTGCCGGTCGTGCGGTTCAGGTAAACCACCTGCCCCGCCGTGATCGCGACGCCCGCCGTGCCCGTGCCTGTCACGGCATCGGAATCCGGCTTCACGCTTGCCGCTGTAATCGTGACGTCTACCATGTTCCATCATCCTTTTCAGACTTTCGATACGTCAGATAAAGCGTATGCAGGCTGTCAAATCAAAACGCGCCCGGAGGCGCGCCTGAATTCACGTTTATGTAAACGCGTTTACAAATCACTCGCGCGGCAGCAAACTCGACAGACTCGCGACGTTGACCTGTGGCCCGAACAACTCGTCTGTGTGGTAGCGCACGAACTGCGGAAGCTGCACGACGCCCCGCTGCCATGCCTCGTAGGCCCCCGGCCCCATCACCCGCTGCTGAATGTCCCCCGGTTGCGCCGTGAACCACTCCTCGCCGGTCTGCATGTTCAGCGGTATCCCGCGCAGCTTTGTCACCGACGTGCACCGCCCGTTCCAGTGATCGGCCACCGCCTCCCCGATTTCGAGGCGCGTCCCATGCAGCAGGATGCAGGCGAGGCACACCCGCGCGTCCAGCGCCGCGACCCGGATCGCATATTCGGCGATGTCCGCGTTGGCCGCCTGACTGGCCGCCGTCGCCTGCCGGTAGCTCGTCAGGTACGTCGTCCGCGTGAGCGCCTGCGCATACGACGCCGGCAGCACCTCGGCGGCCCGGCGCAGTTCACGCGCCACGGTCAGCGGATTTTTCCCAAACACGAAGCCCCGCAGGAGTGTGTTTTTGATCGGAACCTGCACCTGCTCCCCATATTTCGCCAGTGCCTTATCCCACGCCGGCCCGGTGGTGAGCGTCGCAATCCGGTTGATCGCCTCGGCGCTAGGCCTGTTCCAGGCCACGAGGCTGCGCGCGGCCTGTAGCTCCCACTGGGGAGCCACGAACGACAGCGGAAGCTGGCGAGCCACCTCGTGCGCCGTGTTAGACGCGCTGGTCACCAGATCCGTGGCGCTGTCATCGATCACCCGCCGCGTCCGGTCGAGCACCGCCTGTAGATCTGACTGCAGCGCCACAACCACCGCGTTGTTGGGCGTCAGACGCTCGCCGGCTGCCGTCAATCGCTCTGCCTCCCGCTGCAGCTCCTGCAAGCGCGGCTCAATGGACGCCCGGCCATCGGCCAGCGCTCGCGCCACCGGCGTCACCGCCTGCGTGTACCCGCCGTCGATCAGGCGGGTGAGCAGGGACTGCGCCCCTTCCCACTGCCTGCTGGGCATCATAGGGCAGGCTCCACCGCCCCGTTAACGAGCGCCCGCGGGACGCTGTTCGCACCGGGAGCGTCGCGCACCGCCGCCGGCGAGCCAAACCCCGGCATCTGGTTGATCAGCGCGTTGATCTGCGCATCGCGCGTCCCCTCGATCTGATCCTTGATCTCCGCTATGCGCTCCTCGCTCAGCCCCAGCAGCGCCCCCACCTGATTGATGATCTCATCGGAGCCTTCGAGGTGCTTCGACACGAGGTTGATGATCTGCGCCCTCTCGGTCTCGCTGCGCGTCTGTGCGTCCTTCCAGACCGCCCGCCAGCGCTGCACCACCGGGGCGGCCTCGCTGCCATAGGCGTCCTGCACCGCCGCCGCCAGCCGGAGCACCCGCTCCCACGCGTTGCCCAGCACGATATGCGCCCGCCGGATCTCGCCGAGCAGGTTGGTCTCGCGCTGCTTGAGCGCCTCGCCCGAGATGTTCGCGCCTTCCGGATCGGGAATATGCGCCGTCTTGCTGATGGCGTTATCGAACCACATGATCGTGTCGATAAACGGAGTCAGCGCCGCGCCCTTGATCTGATCCAGCCGGATCGATTTGAGCCAGTTGGCGACCTCCTCGCCGGGGCGCATCGTCTTGCCGCTGGCGTCCGTGGGCACGATCTCGTAAAACATCCCCGGCAGCACCTTCGCCGGCGCGGGATAGCCGATGATCACGTTGACAGGGAAGGCCCCCAGCAGCGCCGTGCCTACCATCGAGTGCATCGTCACGTTGAGGCCGTGCTGCAGCGGCACGATATTTTTGAGCTTGCTCATGCCGTGCGCGTCCTTCTGCTGGCCCTGCCCGCGCGCCGGGAACTGCACCACCGGCACGCCAATCGGCGCGCGTGTGCGCGGGTTCACCCAGGGCAGCGGCCACACCTCCGGCTCGTCCGGGTCGATGTACCGCTCCGACTGGCCCTCCCGGACGATGTACTTCTCGACCCGGTCGGCGTAGTACAGGTTCACTCGCGTCACGTCCTTGTTTTCGTCGAGCGTCTCGTTCCAGACCTTGATCGCTACCTCGATCACCGCCGGATCGGCCCGGTTGTGCAGTACGAGCATGCCGCTCTCGCCATCGAACGCCGGTTCGCGCGTGAATACCGGCTTGCGCGCCTCGTTGTCCCACGACACCATCAAGTAGCCGTCCCCATCCCGGTAGGCGTCGTCGTAAACCTCGATCTGGAGGCTGTCAAAGTAGTTCCAGTCGAGCAGATCCGAGGCCCACTTGTTGGCACGCTCTGCGCCGGCCTCGCCTACCACACCATCCGCGCTCATGCTCAGTACCTGCAGCCGGTTGGTGATCGTCTCGACCGCGTCGGAGCACTTGTTGTAGTTGAAGTCCTGCCCCTCTTTCAGGTTGAGCAGCTGGCGCATTTGCTCGTTCAGACCGCTGTCCTGATCGCCATCCATGTACTGGCGATACATCGCCACGCGCGCGGCCAGCGCTTTGTTCTCGGTAGTCCAGCGTGTCTGCGCCAGCACTCGTCCACTGCCATCGTTGATCAACTTTGCGATTTTATCGATGATGGTCATGCGTATTTCCTCGTTTCGCTCGTCAGATTTACCGCGTTGTCATCGTCGTCGACGCCCATCACCAGATAGCGCAGGGCGTCGGCCCCGTGGTCGTTAGCCTTCACTGGTTCTTCGAGGTAAGCGTCATCACCCTTCCCCTTTCGCCACGAGTACTGCTCCAATTCCTTGGATGTGGCCGCGATCGACGGCAGCATGAGCAAGCGCGGCTCGCCATCCGCCCGGCGCGTCAGCCGCCGCCGCACGGCCTGCAGCCCGGTCGAAACCGTGTTGTTGGCTTTGGCCGCCGGCAGCCCCGCGTCCCGGAACTGCGCGATGTAGTCCGGCTTCGAGGGGTCGCACCACAGCGCGGAGAGCTGATACGTCTCGTGCAGGTCTTTGGCAATCAGCGTCCAGTCGTCGATATGCCGCTGGCGCTGGTACTCCTCGTGCACCACCCACAGCCGGCCATCGTAGTCCTCGCCGGCCACGAGGATCACCCCCGGGTTGGTAAATCCCCAGTCCACGCCGGCGTAAAACGCCTTGTACTCCGCCGGCTGCTGACTGCGCACGTGGTAATCCCGGCTGAACTCCGGGTAGATCAACCCCGCGAACGCCACAAACTCGCCCATCAGTTCCTGCTGATAGAAGTCGCCGCTGTACGCCTCGCCCCATGCATCGACGATCTCGCGCGCCAGCGACAGGTTCTCCTCCGTCGTCATCCGGAAGAGCTTCCAGCCCTTCGAGGGATGCTGGACAAACATCTCGTAGATCCAGTCGCGCCCCTTTGGCGTGGTCGTCAGCCACAGGTGACCGAAGCGCCCGAACTGCCGCAAGCGCCCGAACAGGATGTTGAACGAGAGCTTCGTGCTCAGCGCCGCCTCGTCCATCATCGCCCAGGTCACCGAAGGCCCGCGCAGCACCTCCGGGTTGTCCGTCGACCGGAACAGCACCTCCGACCCGTTTGTGAGCGTGGCGCGCATCTCCGTCTTGTTGAAGTCCACCAGCAAATCGCCGGCAGCCTCCTTGAACGTCCTCAGCGTCGCGTCGCGCAGCATCTGGTAGGTAGGCGCAGTGATAATCCCGAGGTTGGGCGTCGGCACGATCTGCCGCTGCCCGACGTACCCATACGACGCCATCAGGCCGCGCAGGCAGCCACACAGCGACTTGCCCGACCCAATGCCGGCCACGAACGCCAGCACGTGCGACTGTGAGCCCACGAACCGCCCTTGCTTCGGGTAGAGGTTGTAATTCATTCAGCCGCATCCGTCTCGCCGTCCCCGTCATCCTCAATGACACCGGTGATCGTGAACGTGATAGGCTTGAAGCTCTCCGGCAGCTTGCCCGCCGGCGCGATGATCTTCCACTGGCTCTCGATGGCCCGCCGCACCGCGTCGTAATCACCGGCCCCCCACGCCTCGCGCTTGACCTCGTCCAGCTCTGCCATCAACTGCGCCTGATGCCGCTCGACCTTCACGCCTGCCTCGCGCTGCCATGCGGTGCGCAGCGCGCGCACATCGCGCATGATCGTGGTCGCGTCCCATACGCCGCCGGTGTCCGGGTTGATGCTCCCCTCATCTGCAAGCGCCTTTGCAATCCGGCGCAGCGAGTACTTGCGCAGGAGGTATTTCGCCACCATCTCCCGGCGATAGTCAATTAGGCTCTGATCTGCTGTCGATTTCGGCATCGCTGTTGCATCTCTATCTGTTGCATCACCATCACTGTAACGCCCTCGTCAACCGGCTCAGGTGAATGTGGTATAATGACTTTGGGCTTGAGCGGATTAGCTACCCGCTGACAAGGTTCATTCCTGATGAACCGCCCACAATAATTCAGGATCGCTGACAGGAGAGCGAGATATGCCTTATGTACATTGCCCCATTTGTCATCGTCCCTTCCACGTTTTTAACGCGCACCTTCGAAAAATAAAGTCACCACCTTGCTGTTCCCGTGAGTGCGCAAACAAATATAGGCGGAAACACGAGCGACGCCATCCAACCGGACACGTAACTGTCTGCGCTTGTGGATGCGGCGAAACTTTTCTAAAACCACTCCGTGCGCCGAATCGCATCTACAAAAGAGGGCACGGTTCCCGGGTTGATCAACCTCACTTCGTAAGTTCTGTTTGTGGTTGGTGCGGGAAAAGCTTTCGTTTGCATAAAACGCGTCAGGATCGTTTCAAGAATGTATACTGCTCCCAAACATGCTCGCAAAAGGCCCGGGAGAGACGTGAAACTAGACCCTGTGACATATGCGGTACGCCTGTCACGCGAAAGCGTTCGCTGTTTAACAGGCATGTAATTTGCAGCACCGAATGCCAAGCACAGTTCATTTCTCGACGCCTGTCGAATCGAGCTTCTGCTACTTGCGCCAGATGCGGCAAGCCAATAAATGTCCATCCGTCCAAACTCATAAAAAACAAGCGGGTCTACTGTAGTTGGGAATGCCGAAATAAAAATATCACCGGCAAAAACAATCCTTCCTATCGATCCGGGCGCGGCCGCAGGGCGCATTATGGAGCAAATTGGCGCAGCCAGAGAACGTTGGCACTGCGAAGGGACGCACAAACCTGCCAGAACTGCGGGAAGCAACCACTGCATTCGTATCAACTTCACGTTCACCATATCCAGCCCGCATATACATTCAATGGAGACTATGAAAGCGCGAACAAATTAACAAATCTCATCACCCTGTGCATACCCTGCCATAAGAAAGCCGAGAGAGGTGAAATACCTGTGCAGCGCAAAATGTTTTAGAATCCGGGAAGGCGCATTTGCATTGGGGATACTGCATTCCGCCGCCGCGTGCGGCGCACCCAGCGCTCGTGCTTTTCGAGCGCTTCGGGGATCTGATGCGGCTTCTCGCGCAGGTGCGTCCAGTCGACACCGCGCCAGCTTTGGCGGATGTCGCGATAGGCGTCGACCGCAAGCCAGACATCAGCGTTCGGGCACTGCTCGATAATGGACTCCATCGCGCCGGCAGTCGTCATATCGCGCTGCCCCTCGTCGCGCCAGAAATAGGCGTCCTGCCACCACGTCGAGACCTGCTCGCGCCGCTTGGCTTCCTTCTCCTCAGCCTGCTGTAAGCAGCGCCCGAAAGGAGAATTTCTCCATGCATCTAGCGTTGCCGCATCCATGCCTAACCCTTAACATGCCATCCCTTCGGCAACTATAGCACACGGGTTCTATAAGATGGGCAAGGGGAATCAAAAGGGCGCTCCCCGTCGAGAGCGCCCACTAGCTAGATGCTGTTTTGTTCCGGGCAGACAGCGAACTGCCACATCAAAAGGTGTTGGTAAGGTTAGTGGGGGCAGAAACCCTGCCCCCGATTGTACGCCGCGGCACCTCACTGAGGCTGCACCCGGGTCACCAGCATTTACCCGCGACGATTCACGTATTGAGACCAGCGGGCGGCTTTGCGCCACGGAGTCAACGCGGGGAGCCGCCCATCCCCTTGAAGCGAGTCATATAGGATTATAGCACATTTTTTCGAATTGCAAGCACCTCATGAGACTCGCGCCAATTTCCATCCACTCTTTGGCCCGTAGGGGCGATGCACCAGCCCGGCGCTCTCCGCCGCCGCCAGATAGTAGCGGACGGTGCGCGGAGGCCAGCCGCAAGCGTCCGCGATGACCACGGTGCGAGCCGGCAGCCCGCGCGTGAGCATCGCCATCACCGTCAGCACGTGCACGGCTGCCGGCTTCAGCTCGTGTGTTGAGTCGCCATACATCCCTTCTTTTTCCTCATGATAATGGCGGTTATCACGAAATAAAACGGATCGCCGCCTCGATCAGCAGCGCCAGCGTCACCATGCCCAGCGGACGCACCAGCATCTGCACCCGGTCGGGATAGCCGAACAGCCGGAGGTACGCCGCCGCCCAGACCCGCACGAACCGCCACGACACCCGCACCAGCTCGGCCCGCAGCTCAGCGCCGGTCAGATCGCGCAGGAAGTCGCGCGTCTCAGCCTCGCGCAGCGTCTGCTCGAACCTCGTGACCGCACGCATCTCATTCGTGTCCATCTGCACCGCCGGTCATCTTGATCAGCCAACCAATCGCGCCGCGCGCTGCTTGTACGGTCATCTCGTACTCACCATTAGTCATAAAGGGCTCGTCGGTGAAAAAGGCCGTCTCGAACTCACCGAATTCGCCGGTGAACAGGATGTGATAGCCCGGCTTCAGTTTGTCCTCAGCATCGACCACCATCCCCGGCGTGACCTCGACTGCCGCACCCAGATCTGCCACCGCGTCAGCCAGCATCTCCGCCGCCTCAGCGATCGGCAGCCGCCGGGACGGTTCGAACTGCATAGTCATCGTATGTGTCACCAGCGGCGCACTCGTCTCACCGCTGGACGCCGCCTTGATCAGCGCGTCCATGTCGTACTCGAACTTGAACTCGTTATCGTCGCTCACCAGCATCTCCTTATCATCAGTAATGTAAACGCGTTTACAATTGCCCCGCGATCAGCAGCAGCCCCAGAGTCAGCGGCACGCTTACCAGCAGCGCCCACAGTACGCACAGCGCGAACACCTCGACGTGCCGCCTCAGCGCAGCGGCCCGCTGCTGGCGCTTTACGTTCCGCGCGATCAGTTCACCTAAGGTGATGATGCTGGCGTTGAAGTGCTGCCACGCCTCCACATCGCCGGCGAAGATCTCGTCGATCTCATATTGGATGATGTCGTAAAAGGCTTGTGCGGCCTGCTCGACCGTTACCCCAAACCCAGAGAACGCCTCGACGTCCCGCTGCTCCGTTGCCTGTTCGCTCATCACGCCGCACCTCGCACCGCAGCCACGATGGCATCCCACAGCCGGACGAGCGATTCCCGCAGCCGTTGCAGCGCGCCCAGGCTGGTGGGGTCAATCGCTTCGCTGCACTCGTAGCAGACCTCGATCTTTTCGCCGGCGCGGTCTGCATCGACCAGCACCGCCAGCGTAAAGAGCAGCCGCTTCTGTTCTTTCCCGCAGCGCTCACATTTCATGCGTCACCTTCTCGCCGCTCCATCTCCCGGATAGCGGTATCGAACTCCTCGCCGGTGATCATTCCGGCCTGCTTCAGCGCCCGCAGTATGCAGGCCTCGGTCGCGAAGTTATCCCCGGTTGCAGGCGGGTTCAACATGCGCCCGCATCCGCACGCGCACCGCTTCTTCTGAAGATCCCACCAGTCAGTGTTCATTCGAACACGCCTCCGAAAAACACGTTGACTTCCGGCCCCTCCGACTGTATCAGATTGAGGCAGATTAACGCGCGCCCTTTTCGCGCATCTTCAACCGTCGGTTGATTCGTCAGGATGCATTTTTGCGCGTGCTTGGGCATCCCCGACGCGTTGCCCTCCGGCCCGATCGTCACGTGATAGCCCTCGTTTTTTTTCAGCGCCATCACCCTGTGAAAGCTTGGCGTATCCAACCAGATTTCAAGCCAGATCTGGATGGCGTAATCGATCAGATCATCCCAACGCGAGATCTTTCTTGATGCTAGGATTTCAACGACCGCTTTCTGCGCCCCAACCTGCTGGCCATCAATCGCCACATACACATTATCCCCGGCAAAGCGGTGCGGATGACTCGCCTCAATCATGCCCGCTCTACCTCTCCGGCGATCCGCTTGATCACCTTGAGCGTCGCCACGCAGTCGCCGAGCGCGCTGTGATCGCCGCCTTCGAGCTTCTGCCAGCGGAACGACTGGTGATAATCGTTCCAGTCGCCGAACCACTCCGCGTAGCGCATCATCGCACACTCGACGTTGCGGCTCATCAGCGTGGGCAGGTCGTTGCGCATGCACAGCGACTGCAGGAGCTGCCAGTCATAGCTGGCGTTGTAAATGATCACCAGCCGGTCGCGCACCAGCTCGCTCAGCGCCGGATACACGTCCGCGAACTCCGGCTCGTCCTGTAGCTGCTCCGGCCCAATCCCGTGTATATCCCGCGCGCACAGCCCGCGCCCGGACGGCGTCACAAGCTGCTGCATGCCCGCCGGCGTGGGCTTCACGCGCGTGTTCAGCAGCACCTCGCCGGCGCTGTCGATAATCGAAAGCTCGACGATCTCCGACCGGTTCGTATCCAACCCGGTCGTCTCGGTGTCTAGCACCAGAAAGTCACCGCGCAGCAGCTCCTGCGCCCACTTCACCGCCAGATCGCGCGCCTCACTCCGGTAGTTCTGCATGTACAGTTCCTCTCTGCAAAATGGACAAACCGTCTCGCGTTTCTTGACCTTTTTGAACCGCCCCCGACGATCCCGCGGAACGTCGAGGTGGCAGTCGCACACCGTGCAGCGCATCATAGCTTCGGCGGCTCTCCGGTATCCAGCGTCGTCTGGATCGCCTCCTCAAGCCGGTTGATCGCGTCGCGCGCCTTGTTGATCATCTTGAGCGTATCCCGCAGCTGCTCCCTGTCGTACCCTTGCAGGTATTCGACCTTGAAGTTCAGCAGGCGCTTGAGCGCGTTCTGGTCGCCCAGCGGCAGGATGTGCGTCAGCTCACGCCCGGCCAGATCCTCCTGCACCCGTTCGAGATCGATGACCCGGCAGCGCTTCTTGATCGCCATGTTGAGCAGGTCGACTTCCATCGTGTCGTCGTACTCTTGGAGCACCCGGCGATCACTGCGCAGGTTCGCCACCGTGACGCCCGTGGTCTCCGCATAGCGCAGATACAGCAGCTGCATCTGCTCCTCCTCGGACGCGACGACCTGATGGTGGGCAAACGTCAAATTGTCCATTCGAATGGACAATTGCACGTTTCGGGCAACGTAAGCATATTCGCGCAGCGTCTTTTGCTCGAACCCCAGCGACTGAGCCTTCGATGAGTACATGCTGCCCCACATGTGCTCACCGTGCACATACCAGTCCCCGATCATCCACTGCAGCGCGCCCTCCATCTGGCGCAGCAGCATGCCCACGCGCTCCCAGTCCTCGAAGTCCGCCGCATGCTCCATCTCGATCCCGGTCTTGCGCAGCCGGTAAGCCCCGATCACGATGCTGCCGTCCGCGTCCACCTCGATACCATGCGAGGGATGAATGCCTCCGAACAGCGCCCGGTCGTGCTCGCTCAGTGATGTTTCATCACTGTTTGGGATGAAGATCCCATTTAGAACCGTGCCCCGTGCCTCGCGCTTCTTACTTGGCATATAGCACCCCCTGAATGTTTTCGATCGCGGCCCAGGCATCCGCAGCAGCTTCGCTGTCCGGAGCGTAAGCAAAGATTGACTTCCTGCGGCTCGCGCTTTCTGACCACGCGATCAAATCACGCATCGGCGGCGCAACCACGTCTGTCCCAAAGTGGTGTCGAATCTCAGCGATATTTTCTTCATGCTCGATTGTCCGTAGCCGGACGCGCACCGGCTGGATCGCAGCCAACCGAATCGGAGGCATTTTCTTACTCTCGCGAAACGGGTTGTACTCCTTGACGATCTCCAGCGTGTCTGCCAACCCCGACAGGCTCCACATTTCCGGCAGAGTCACGTAAACGAAATCCTGTGTCGCTGCGTACACAGCGCTGTGGAGCATGCTCGGCGTTGGCGCGGTGTCAACCAGAATAAAGTCGAAATGCGGTGAGATCTCCGCCACCCGGCGCAGCAGCGCAAATGGATCGCTGATCGTTCCCGGGATATGGCGCGTCTCGTGGTTCGAAGGCAGTAGCATCAGCTTGCCTTTTCCATCGTCGACGCCGCCGGGTTCTGCCCACGCGGTATAGGGGACATTACGCAGCACATCGACCCAAGGCGCTTTTCGCACCAGCAGATCATACAGGCCATACTCGCGCTCCATACCGAAGGCAAGTGCCGCGTTCCCTTGGGCGTCAGTGTCGATGATCAACACACGCTTACCAAGGATCGCCAATCCTGCCCCCACCGTCACGGTCATCGTCGTTTTCCCAACGCCGCCCTTGTGGTTCCCGAAAGTGATTACTCTGGCCATCTTTACCCCCTGTACTCTTCTCGTATACTATATGCTTGATGCGCGCAAACCTCCCGCGCATCCGGCGCGATGCACCGCGCCGTTTTTATT